ATGACGGCGAAAGCAGCACAAAAAATATCGCTGTGGGAATTTTTCCAGCAACTGGGTAAAACCTTTATGCTGCCCGTGGCACTCCTCTCGTTCTGCGGGATCATGCTCGGGATCGGCAGCTCGCTGAGCAGTAAAGACGTCATCACGCTGATCCCGTTCCTCGGTACCCCGGTGCTGCAGGCGATCTTTATCTGGAGACTATTAAGTCTTTTAACGAAGTGGCTTGATGTTGGATTGATGTGAGGTAACTTCTGCTATGTTGCCGCGATACGATTTGTCATGTGCAATGAACTAACGTCGTTTCGCGGTAACTTTATGCCCCACCCATGCCCCATCACACCACCCTGTCATCCTGCATCACGCTGTTGATGAAGAATGTCACCCGCCCCATCACCTCAACCTCTTCCGCAGCCTCCCCCTCTATCGCTTCACCATCATCACAAATCAGCGCCCTGCCCATGACCCTGGCAAACTGAGTCCGTCCGCCGCTGAGGATTAGCAGAACCTGATTCTGTACCAGTCTGGTGCACGGCTCGATAACCGCAAAGCCAGACGAGGTTTCGAGGATGCGGCTGTCCATGCCGATCCCGCAGATAATTTCCGGAGATAAACGCGGTGCTACGAAATCAGCCGCCGGTGAAGGAAATCCCATCAGTGCACCCTCCCCATGTTACGCAGGATCCAGTAACGGTTATCGCTTCCATCCGTCGTCTTATCAGCAAAGTCTGGTTGGTATCTCTCAATCCATGTATTGGCATCTACCTGACTGAAATGCCAATTCCTAACGCGTAATTCAGTGATAAATTTGTCAGTGTTCAAACAAAGATATCCCTTGGGGTTCTGTTGTATGGCCGCTAAAAAGGCTGCACGTATATCAGCTTGACGAGGCATAAGAGCGCCCTCACTGGATTATTGACTGTATGTATACACAGTAGTATTTTTGTAATTACAGATCAAGTTAGGCAAGAGGGATAGTAATGTTTGTTGAACTAGTATATGACAAGCGTAATGTTGCGGGGCTCGAAGGGGCCAGAGAGATCATTCTGGCTGAGCTGACGAAGCGGGTGCACCAGATTTTCCCTGATGCCGAAGTGAAGGTGAAGCCGATGCAGGCAAACGGACTGAATAGCGATGCCAGCAAAAGCGATCGGGAAAAACTGAACCGCATGCTGGAGGAAATGTTTGAAGAGTCCGATATGTGGCTGGTTTCGGAGTTCCCGACCGTTCGCCAGGTTGGCCTTTAAATTCTACTCGGGTAATATTCCCGACGTTTGCTCGGGCATGAACACTGAGCAGCCAGCCGTCGCCCATAGTATGCAAGAATGGGCGGCGGTTTCCTCAGCTTCCAGACCGCAACGCTTCGACCTGTTTCTTTAAATCTTCTATTTGAACCATTAACGCCAGAATAGCTTCATGGTGAAGAGCTGCGGCCGCACCTGCCACATCCACCGATAATGTATTTTCAATCTCTGTGCCGTCATCAAGGATAGTCGTACCACCAGTGAAAACCGCTGTCGGGATCACTTCCATCAGTTCCTGAGCGATAAACCCCTGGCCCGGAGGTGCGTTATCCAGTCGTTCCCACGTATAGCCACGTAACATCTTCATTTTTTCAAGCGGAGACTCAATCGGCCTGGTATTTGTTTTAATGCGATGGTCGGAATTATTGACCCATGAACCATTATTCGCTGTGGCGTTCCCCCCGGCGGAAAAAACCCAGTTGGTGTATGTGCCATTAGCCTTGTCGATGCCAATTGCAATATCCTGAATATCATATCCACCACCCCGGCGGGCACCTATGTAACCAGTATCGTTAAAATATTGAAATGACGACCTGCCAATAACACCACCTACAGAGCCAGTATCAAATGACTGGATTCCAACTTTGTTACCTGCTCCAGAATTAAATGCCGATGTAAAAAGTGATGGTGATGTCAGCGTACCCCCGGTCTTCCCGTTCACCGTATTCAGGCGACTGTCGTCACCGGCCGCCACCGTTCCCGCAGTTGTTCCAACGTCCCTGGTGGCGCTGTTTCCTAAACCGAGGTTTGTGCGAGCGCCAGCGGCAGTCTTATCACCAGTCCCTCCCTGTGAAATACTTAGCGCTGTAGTCAGCCCGGAAAGGCTGGTAATGTCACTGTTTGCCCCTTTCTTGGCCAGTGATTTCTGACCCGGTACCGTGACAGCCACGCCGTTAATTGTGATGGTGACGTCTGTAGTACCGTTCATCACATCAGCGAATCCGCTCATATAGCGCTGGTACATCGTGAATGTTTCAGCAATATCCTGCGCCAGGCCATCGACACTAAGGCTGTCGCTTAGCAAAATCGAATACTTCGTTCCTGCAGGGATTGCAGGGTTTGCCGCTGGTGTCACGGTGAGACTGGTTGCCCCGCCGATAGCGGTAATCTGGAATACCTGCGGCGGGCTGGTTAGCGCGATTACGGTGCAACCATTACGGATTAGAGTGCCAGCTGCTGTAAAATTTGTTCCGGTACCTGTTAGGGTATTTCCGCTGATGGCAATAGTGCCAGTGGTATAAATCATATTTTCTCCAGGTAATAAAAAACCCCGCCATGGCGGGGCTTGTTAGTGGGGTTGTGTCAATACATTGCGGGGATGATGGGAATACTCATTCCGGTATATCTCTCGCCGGTCACAGAATACTTGTCGGTCCATCGGGAACGGACGCGGCCATTCCCACATTTTACCGAGTTCCCGCTCATCACCAGTCCCTTGGATCGCATGTTGCACCACCCGCTGGCTGTTGAAGAGTTGAAACCATAGCAGCCAAGCGCAATCATGCTGTTGCCAATATCGACCCAGCTATTGCCCGGTGAATAAAACTGATTGCGGAATATAAACGGACGGCGGGTGGTAGAGAAAGTGCACTGGCCAGCAGCGTTGATGAAATTTAATCCTCTCCCGGGTACAGGAGCCTGAACCGCAAAAATCGCAATATCGACATTCACAGAACGGGCAATATCGTCATAGCCCGTGTAATCCTGCCGGGAGTAAATATTATTACCATCACATTCAAGCGTAGCTGCGCTGTCATTCCAGCGGGCAAAAACGAGCCCTTTGGCCGGAAGTGTGTAAGTACCATTTACATTGACCGTTCCACTGAAAACACAGGAAGCAACACGGCTGACATCAGTGATCGCAATAAAGTCTGTCGAATCCTCAATGAGCAAACCACGGTTTCCACTCTGCCCTGCGGGTAAAATCTGCCAGACTGTGCCGGGAAATGTTTTATCTTTCCCCCAGCCATCTGATGACCAGACACTCTGCGTCAGGGTTCCGTTTCCGTTATTGGTTATCCCATCGAGAACCATAATCGTTGTTATCAGATTCGGCGAGCGAGTCACATTCACAACCGAATTTGATGGAATGAAAAAAGGGGTAGCTCCGGCAACATAGCCCTGAACAGTCATGGTCTGCTGGCCCCATGCCTCCACAGCCTCCCCACCATACGACGGACATTTCATTCCGGCAGTGATGGTCATTGCCGGACGCCCGTCATTCAAATCGATATAAAGTCCCCTGGCCATCAAAACTCTCCCAGAACAATGCGCCCACCGTTCGACAAATTGACAGTGACACCGTTGTTATTGATCGTGACTCCTCCCGTTGAGTTGGTGAATCCAAACTGCCCATTCTGGGCGTAAACCCCTCCACGAACCGTGACATTGTTGAGTTCAGCAGAACCATTCTTGTTGATGGTCCAGCCTGCTGTACCCGCACTGTAATTATTCGACTGAATGACATTTCCGATCTTGGCATTGGTGATAGTGCCATCCTGAATGAAGGTGTCACGGATAAACGTCTGCCCGTTCTGAATGACGAAGGGCAAATTTACAGCTCCACCAGCCTGAGACATCACCGCAAATCGGTCAGCCACGAACAACACCTGCGACTGCATTCCGGATGGAGTGTTCTGAACACCAATACCCATGCCTGCAGCATACTGACGGCCGTTAGCATCAACAGCCACCTTAATGCTGTACATCGCATTCAGATTATTGTTGATGTCTGCTGATACCTGCGCATTCTGAACAATGGAGGCCTGCTGGCCATTAACGGTAACCTTCAGCGAATTGATCTGAGTAGCCGAAGCCTGTGTGAAATCAGCAAGCGTCTTTGACAGGTCAGTGACATTCGCGGTATTCCCACCGGTACTGGAGTCAAGGGTGCGAAACGACTCAGCAACAGCTTTACTGGCATCGGCCATTACATTATCGACCCGCTCAATACCGGCTTTGTTATCGCCATATTGCACGCTCAGAAGATTACGCTGGTTAACCTGCGCGAGCGTGCTGGTGATCAGCGCGATAGCATTGCTCTGAATACCGCCGCTGGCCTTATCAGTTTGTGCACCCAGTTCTTCCAGACGTGATGCCATTGAGGAATCGAGGTCCGTGACAACCTGGCTAAGGTCAGTGATTGATGCTGTATTCTGAGCACCTACAGCAGCTGCTGAATCAGCTTTGTCAGATGCGGCCTGAGTGGCAGCCGTCAACTGGCTTACAGCAGAAGCGCGCGCTTCAGTTTCCGTTGCTAAAGCCTGGCGAACATCAGTAATTCCGGCTTCATTCTGCGCAGTTTTTGCCTCAAGGCGAGTAACATCCGTGACGCGCGCTTCCGTCTCAGTGGCGATCACCACCCGGAGCTGTTCGAATGTCGCAGAGTTAGCCCCCTGCTGCGCAGTCTGGCGCACAACAACATCAGCAATGGCAAGTGCGTTACTGATGATTGCCTCTGCGGTCTGCTTGTTAGAGCCAACCACCGCCGCGAGACCATCCGCGTTATCTTTGATGGCATCAGCCAGTTCTGCGAACTTTTCACTGCTCTCGACGGCGCTCTCGATGAGGTCTTTAAAGGTATCGCTCTCTTTAATTTCCTCCAGGATTGCATCGGTGATATCGCTAAAGTCATCCGTTGGCTTTCCTGAAGCCTCAACAAAATCAGAAACCCCGAACGCGTTGCGTGTCCGGACATAAACGTAATAGACGTGGTCAAACTTGAGCTTTTGAATGGTCCACTGGTTCCCCCTTCCGAGGAATTGAGTTTTGTTCTCAATATCATCGGTTAATGGGATTGGCGTCTCGCCAGCGTACCAGAACTCAAAAGAGGTATCTGATGTTGCCGTTACAGACATAACTGGCACCAGAGTGGCCTGTAATGGTCCGGGTATCCACTGAACGGAGTTAGGAGCCTTTGGCGCGCCTATAATAAGACTCACCTGAGTTTCGGCGCCTTTCATCCCGTTTTCATTGCGCCCACGAACGCCGAGCGTGTAGCTACCGGCAGCAAGGCCGTAAAACTCATACCGGAACTGGTCAGTTTCGTACTGAGATACCAGCTTCCCATCAGCACTGTAGATGTACAGCTCAAACACCAGCTTTTTAGTAGTGGTTGCCGTCTCCCACGTTGCTGTAACCTGGACGGTCTCGGTGTTTGTGTTCAGGATTCGCAGGTTTTCCACGTTAGGCACGCGGTAGCCGTTCAGCGTATCGCTGGGAACTTCAAACACTGCACCCTCGTCAACGATGGCCTGTTTGTTGGGGTCGTGCAATGAGGCCGTTATGCTGTATACGGAGTTGTTTTCCGTTTCGGCAACGCTCAGTATCCGGAAAAGGCGAATCGCAACGCTTGCGGTTGAAATGGCAAATACAGTTCCCGCCCTCACCCATTCAGGTTCGTTTTTGAGTGTGACGTTGTTTCCGTTAACGCCATCAATCTCATAGCGAGAGAACTTTCCGTCCCTCCCCATAATCGACATAGTGGAGCCGTCCGTTACTACCGAGGAATCAACCGCGTCAACCGTTATCACCCTCCCGGAATGAGAAACAATTCTCCCCCCGAGGCGAGTTCCTGCGTAGTCATTATCCATGACCTCAACGATATCACCCGGCGTGAAGTGGATAGCATCGCGTGCCATCTGGAAAGACAGTCTGCTGCTTTCACGCTTTGCTGTTTCCAGCAGCCATTTACCTGCCCGCCATGCCTGTCCGCGAGAGGTGCAGCCAAACGCCTCCAGAGTGGTTTCGTTGTAGTTCCCTTTGGCTATCATCTCATCGTCGGAAACGTACTCTTTCACCTGCTCCCATCCGTTGTCGGGGTCAGTCCAGGACACTACAACCGCATTGTATTTCTCTGAACGCTTTACAGAGCTTCGTTTGAACTCGCCATTCACAACGTTGGCGTTCGTGATTGTCGCAATCGGATCCTGTGGAGCGTCCAGCATTACGGACAGGCGCAGGCCGTCCCACAGCGCAATGCCACGGAACATGCTCGCTATCTTGTCGAGAATGTCTCGCGCACTCGCCTGCTCTGTGATGTAGGCGTTGAGCGTCATGCGTGGCTCTTTGCCGCCATACCCATCATCTACAAGCTGATCGCAATATTGCGACAGAATGTAGAGTGCGCCATCGTCAACATCGATGTATCCGGCGCGTTTCGCCAGGCCAAATCGGGTGTTTTTCGCCAGCTCACGGAACAGCCACGCCGGGTTGTTAGTCCATGCCTTTTTGAAGCCCCCCGTCCACAGCCCGGAGTAAGTTCTGGCAATTGGCTCGTAGTTATCCGGTACGTCAACGATCAGCCCGCGAAGATGATATGTGCGGCTCGGCGTGTCGGTGTACTGGTCACGGTCGATGACTGAGCCGGCAACAGCAGAGAACGGATAGCTAAGGTTGTCGTCGGTGATCTCGCTGTAGCTGTTCCAAACAGTCCCGTTTGACAGCAAATCGCTGCTGCTGTCAGGCGTAATGCGGCGAACGCGGATATCAAACGGTTTGGTGTCGGGGGCATCAATGACGTGCGCCTCAAGGTACTCGCCAGAGATTTTCCCTGTAATCGTCACCGTCTTCTCCATGACCCAGCCCGACGAGCCAGTTCTGGTCTCGATAACCATCGTTACAGAGGTGTTTTTCTGGTTACCCTTGGAGTCCTGCTCCATGAGCCCGGTGACGCCGATGTTAAAACGAACGCGGGTCACGTCCTGATCTGTCACGGTTCTAACCAGCGGGGTATCGTAAGTGACCTCAGTGTTAACAATGGTCGTCGCTTCGATTGCAGAGAAGCCGTTGATTGGCTCCTGAGTTTCCGATCCAGGTCGCCAGGCAACACTAATGCCGTTCACGTTGACATTACCGTTCGAGTCAGTGATAGGCGTCTTATTCAGCTTGAATGAAGACAGGTGCTCCTGATCCACCGGGCCCGCGATTGGCCCCTCAGATATCAGATCCAGTACCCGATAGAATTGTTTTGATTTGAGGTTGTCGTCGAGTAGTTTTGGGGTTGATGCTTTACCGCCACCTGAAGACATAGCGCCACCTTAGCTGATTGATTCTTCCCAGTCGGAATTATTAGATGTGTCGATCCCGAGACTTATTACGTTGCTGCCGACCTCCATCTCGCCGAGGAGTATGGGGACAGGATGCCCCTGTCCGACCCTGTTTTCTGCACTGGTAAACGAGTTATTCGTGAGGGTGTTTGTTTCGGCCGCTTCCGCTGAAGTTTTGCTTTTCATGTTCCGGGACATGTAGATGGAGTAAGCAACCGAGGCGGCAGACAGCACCAGTGAGGCAATGAGAACTATCGTACTGGTCTCAAGTCCCGCCCCCTCAATCACCGGGACAAACAGCACTACAGAGCCATCCTTCAGGCGCCGATCCATGTGCCACTGCACCGAAGACGTTTCAACATCCTCACCCGCCACTCGCATTCTTACTCTGGCGTTCAGGAATGCTTTTTTGAACTCCTGATTCTGAGCAAGCAAAAGACGAATGCCCTGGGCAGGGGTATCAACGCTCAGCTCGACTTTGCGGAAATGTCGGCGTAAATGCCCTGCAAATTTAAAGATGAGCACTGTTCATGTCTCCATATGGAATGCATCTGCTTAACGTATGCCGGGCGCATTTGCTCTCTCCGGCTTAAATGCCCTGAGCAATCGTGGTGAAGAACCATATTGTCATCGAGCAGAATCATTGCGTGGCAAGGGTCAGCTCCGGGGAATGGTTGCCTGATTATTACGTCACCTGGCAGCGCTTCTCCCGGCGATACCTGATTGAAGCCATTGCGCGACATGTTGTTCAGATAAAGGTTCTCCCCTCTCAGCCACCAGCCATTCGTCCTTTCGAAGTCAGGGAGGTCAATGCCACACAGGTGATACGCATCACGGAATAGCGTGTAACAATCAGTCACTCCGTGCTCGAACCGCCTCCCCAAAAGGTAATCCACCGGCCTGAACGTTCTGATTTTCCCGTTACAGGCCAGCACCCATGGAAGGCCCGATGCAACCTGGCATTTACGGTCGGCGCCGGACAGAACCGGGCTGTTCATTGGGTGAGAGTGAAATACCGCAGTCACCTCTCCAGCCTCCTCGGCCGCCAGCCACTCATCATCACTGATTCGGAAGTGCTTTCCAGGCTCCGGGTGAACATTCCGACAGCGGAACAACTGCCCGCCATCCAGGATTAAGCCGCACACCTCATCCTGCGACGATGCCGCATAATCGAGTAATTCTTGCATCATGAAACCTTCTGAGAGCCGGGGAAGCTGCTGATTGGCATTGGTTCCGGTCGTGGATAACGGAAGCGGCAGCCGCTACGGCGGTGAGAGCACTTATCTTTCGCCGGGTCAGTGGTTGGATTGTCGCGCTCATCTGCAACCGGCGGCCCGTCATATCCGCACCCGACGCCGCGATACAGCCACTGGCAGACGTCGGCAAGGATGGTTCGCGCCGGGATGATAGCGTTGTCGCAGTCAATCGGTGTCGCCAGCGTGTAAGTGACCTGCTCGAATGTCTCTTCGGTCATCTCTTCCACAACGTAGCGGGAAACCGCTTCCTGCGTCGGATCTGCGTCAGGGTTGCCATTGGGGAAGTTCACCGCGTCCAGGTATTTCACCGGAACCTGACGGCGGGTGATCACCACCCCAAGCATGTCGTCGAAGTCATGGTTTATGCCCGTCAGTAAACCCGTGACGTTCGCCACCACCATTGTTGGCCGGGCATATGTGCCTTCGTTCTTTGACTCGAACCCTTCGACTGCTATCGGGTATGCCTGATACTGATTCCCCTTCCAGATCACATTTCCGTAATATCCATTGGTGCCGGAATGGAACCGGATAAGGTCTCCGCCAAAGGGTTGCAGGTCGGCTTCGAACAGGTCGATAAACGCGCCTACTCCGGCGTCGACGCTATCAATAATCATACTGGCTGGTATGTCGCGCACGGCAAACTCCCATAAAAAAAGCCACCAAGTGGTGGCTACTGTTTGAATATCAGGATGTTGCTTACTGATAACCCTGGTTAACGTGTAAGCTCAGCCCGTCAGTGGTGGGACACTGACGTAACCATCGAAGGGGGATGGCTGATTACCTCTGATAAAGGAAAAATAATGTCAGAATTGAAATTAAACGCTATTGACTTTATTTCTTTTGCGGTCGCTGGAAATACATTTAAATTAAAAGCTAATTTGATTGGCCCTAATGACCAATTTCATTCGGTAAACCTAGATATAGCGCCAGATGAGATAAAGAATAAAACCATCGGTGAGATTGAAAAACTTGCTATTCAAGCCTTGCGTTCAGCTTGAATTACGGCAATTTGATCTAATTTCGCAGTGATTTGATTATAAGCACAGGTGTGAGCGCTAATAACTTCTTCCATCTGTGCTTTCATTGAATCAACCATAGCCTCTAACTCTTCAACACGTTGTTCTAAAGTCATAACTGTCTCCCGCCTTTCGGCTTATCGTGGTACTTGTTCAAAAGTGGCCGTCAGTTCAAACAGCGGCCCGGTCTTTGTCATATTCCAGGATCGGCAGACAAACAGCTTCCTCACTCCCGTATCGGATGACGTCCAGTAGAACGATTCAACCGCCCCCCTGGCCTTGAGGAATGCCTCAGCATCCTTCGCAGGGTTACTGCGGCACGCTCCGCTGACGCCGCGAAAGGTGAGCGAGTATTTATCCATCAGTGGATTGATACCCTTCACCTGTCGCTGTTCGTAACCGTCGCCGAGCTTAACGACGGCAACATTCGGCGTGCGCTCAACGGAGTATGCTTTCTGTGGTGTCCATGTGAATGTTTCTGGCACTATGACCTCCGTAGTAACCCGTTAGGGCGCTGCTGATCACGAATGGTGCTGAGGCTAACCTGCTTCATCATCTGCGCCATCTTAGCCATGGTCGCATCGTCTATGCCGCCAGTGGTGTTGATTTCGAAAGTGATGTGCTGCACCACCCCACCGCCTCCTCCAACCTTATCAGCAGGAATGATCTTCCCTGACTGGTTCGGGATGAATGCCTGCTGCCCACCTGCTGTCTGGAAGATTTCAGAGCGTCCATCTTCGTTGATGCGGTAAGCGTTTCCTGCAGATACCCCACCACCGTAGCGACGGCCACCTGCAAGAGCCAGCCCCTTAGCAGCAACCAAAGACTGAGCATACGCAGCCTGGCCTACCCCTGCCGCGCTGCCGTATGTGGCGATTGAAGCGCTCATTGCGGCTGGCGCCCATGCAGAGGCGGCGGCGGTAGCCTGTGCCATAGTCGATGCCAGTGATGCAGCGGCTGCAGCTTGCCCCATTAACTGACTCTTAACCCACTCCACGCCCATCTGAACAAAGCTGCCAACGACACTGTTAAGGATGGTAGTGCCGATGTTAGCCAGTGATTGTTGAAGGCTCTGAGTGCCGTTAATCAGCCCGGTTATGGCATTGGTCGCCCCGCCCTGAAGCGAATCTACAGCGTCAGCCATGAGCTGGTTGGTGGTGCTCTGGTTGCGATAGATTTCCCATTGCGCAGCGATACGAGCCTGCTCGTATTGAGTATTGGCAGCATTCATCAGTTCGAGACCACGCTGAGTGATCTGGCCCTTTTGGGTTTCAAACTGCTGGATGAGAGCCAGTTCCTGCGCGTGCTGATTTGCTAATTGCTGAACCGGGTCGATTTCACCAATTGCAGATTGTTGCGGTGTTACTGCCTGCTGGGCCCGGATTTTTGCCAGGTTAGCCTGATGCTGCTGCTCGATACGCAGAGATGTTTCGTTGAATTGCTCCTGACTTATCTTCTTGGCGGCCAGAGCGGTTCTAAGGTCTTCAACATCCTGTTTGTAGCTAGCATTCTCTTTGGCTTCCGGTAGTAGTTTTTCAGCAGCGGCCTGGGCTTTAAGGGCATTTGCTGTATCCCAAATTTCCCCGCGATATTTACCAGCCAGCGCGATCTGCTCTTGAGTTGCGCCTTTCCCAAGTGATTGCTGGGATGCGAGAACTGCCTGTTCGCGGCTTAATTCTTTTGTAGAATCGGCTGCGAGGTCTGTTTGCTGCTTAAGATTGGCAAGTTTTTGGGTAACAGCTTCCTGCTGGTTGGCTGCCCTGGATGCTTCGGATGCGGCGTCTTTAGTTTCCTTTTTCCCTTTCTGCTGAGCTTGCTGTGCGTCATATTCGGCAGCAGCCCTTTCACGAGCCAAGGCCACATCCCTTTCCATCTGCAACTTCGATTTTTCATCATTAGCGCTTCCGGCGTATAACTTCCTTATATCCTGCTCAGCCTTCAACTGCGCACGCTTGCGGTCGTTAAGCTCGCTCTGGAGTGTCACCTGGTCCTGAAGTTTATCAAGGTAGTCCTGAGCATCTTTCGGGCGATCTACCATCAAACTGCTGGAGTTGAATTTCTCCTTAGCTTTTGCGGCGAAATTGATCATATCGCCAAGCTTGCCCATCATTCCGGCGGCGACACCCGCTTCCTCACCATCCCGGCGAAGCAGGTCAATCCCTTGCCTCATCGTGCCATTGAGCGTGGCGCGTCCTATGTTAATAGCGTTCTGCGTCTGGCTAAGGCGATTCTGCGCACGTTCAAGCTCGAGAGTTGCAATCGCTAATTTATCCTGGGCACCACCTAATGCTTCAGCGGCCTGACGGCCTCGAGTAGTGTTCGTTCCCCAGTTTGCGATCTCCCTTTCTTGCCTCTGAACAGCAGCTGTAGCGTCGTTAAATTCTTTCTGTGCGTCGGCTACCGCATCGCTAAGGGTTGGCAGATTCTGGCTTAACTTGCCAATGGTGGCTGCCAGCTCGGTATGCGACATGGTCTGGAACTTAGCGCTCAGATCGTTGACGCTATCTGCCAGGTTATTGGCATCGTCTCTGGCCTCTTTAGCTCGCTGAGAGAAATATAGGATCGCACTGGCCGCGAGCATGGCTGCACCACCGGCTCCGCCTATTAATCTTAACGCCCTGCTTGCCAGGCCAGCCCCGGATGACGCTGCCGCTTGAGCAGCGTTACTTGCTACTAATGCTCGATTGTAATTTGCAACAGCAGCAGTAGCCGCTACCCTGGCGACAGATAAGCGTTGCTCGGCGGCTGCGGCATTCGCCGCGCTGATCGCTGTCTGCTTCATCATCTCCGCAAGCCGGATCTCGTCCAGCGCCCGTTCTTTTGCGATAGCAGCTGCGCGGAGATCTGCGGCGGCTTTATTTGCAACGGCTTGCGCCGCCTGCATCTCTGCTGCCGACTGATTTCTTGCAGCAACTGCGGCCTTTACCTTCGCAGCAGTAGCCATTGTCAGTGCGCCAACGTAGCGGCTACCCATTACAGCAGCGGTAGCGGTCAAGATGGCACTAAGAGCGCCGATGTTCTCACTGACGCTGATCACGGCATCGTTGAAAATTGCTGTACCGGTTTTTACCGTGGAGTTTTCACCAAAGAACTTGGTGATGTTGTTCCCGGCAACCTGCAATGCCTGACTGATAGTTGTCGTGGTGTTAGCAAACTCGTTGCCGATCGCAGTTCCCTGCGAAAGTAATCCGTTAACCACAACATCAGTAGTCAACTTCCCGGCAGCGGCCATCTGGCGCATTTGCCCGATGCTGACCCCCATTGAATCAGCAAGCGCGACAATTATCCTGTTGCCCTGCTCATTCACTGAGTTAAATTCTTCGCCGCGCAGAGCGCCAGATGCCAGCCCCTGAGACAGCTGGATAATAGCGTTTTCGGCCTCTTGCGCAGTAGCACCGGAGACAACAAATCCCTGGTTAATGATGGTCGTCAGTTTAGCCAGATCGTCGGCACTGGTTCCATATTCCCTGGTGGCACGCTCCAGTCTCGCATACAGAGACGCCGTAGCGTCGAGGCTTCCGCGAGTTTGCTGGGTGATATTGAACACCCGCTCAGTAACGTCAACCAGCTGCTCGCTTGGGCGGAGGGCGTTGGCCAGTTTGTTATTGAGCGTAGTCCATGCGTCGGCGTATTGAGATACCTGTTGAACCGACAGGATAGCCATCAGAGAAGTGGCTACACGACTCAGGCTACCAAAGGATGATGTTAGCGATGAAGCGGCCTTATCAGCCCGCTTGAAACCACCTTCCATGTCGTCGGTTACGTCACGAACCTGTTTATCAGCACGCAGCAACTGTGCCGTATCGGCCTTAATCACATATTCAATATCACCGACGTTTTGGGTCATTTCACTTTCTCCGGGCAATAAAAAACCCCGGATGGCCGGGGTCATTATTATTTTTGTGAGCAGGCTTTTATCTGCTCAGGTGTAAAATTCGGATCTATGCCATCGGGAAGCACTACCCACTTCATATCGAAAGTGGTGTATTGCATATCTTTCAAGCCACCGCGTTTATAGAGAGCAAGCAAATTGTTTAATGCTGATATTTCTTCACTGGGGGCGTGGTTTTCATCAGCAAAGATGAATGATTTAGCATCCTCTATTGGTTTTGGGATACTAACCTTCAGCATTACCTCTGTGGCATTCCCGACTTGACTCTCACTCACTGGTTCAAATTTCACTTTACCATAGAGGTATTCACTCAATTCGTAGTACTTATTAGTTGTCGGCAATGTGTTTTCGTCAAAGTAATGAAAATTTCTGACGAAGCTTTCCGAGCACTGTGAAATTTTACTTTTTGAAAGCAGTCCAATGTCTTTGCTTTTTATGAATTTTTCTACTTTGTCTGTTGCGGTATCTTGCCCACAGCCCAATAGCGCCATTGCCAAAATAGCAATCGAAAGCAACCTCTTCATATCCCTATCCCCTTTGGTAAATGTGCCAAAAGAGTAGCAGGTATCGGGCGACGACAAAACTAGTTACATGTCACTTGGTGACTAGGGCAATGAACAAGGGAACAAGTATTGCCGATACCAAAAGGCCAACCAGCCATTTTTGGTTGTCGTCGATCTTATCAATGAACCGCTTTTCCATTGAGGAAAGGTTTTGGTTGATGCTTTTCAGCTCGGATTCAATACCTCGGATGTTTCGCTCTCGCAGTTAGTCTGTGGCTTCAAGTCTTGCAAGTCTCTCGCGTGTGTACATATCGCCTCCGTCATATATGGCAACAGGAAAACCCGCAGTTAAGCGGGTTATCGCTGCCTACATAATGCCAGGCAAATACATCTGCACCTCATCAGCAATGCGATCACGCGCTCCATGGAGTAGCTTTTTGCGTCCACCAACTCCCCACCGGGCCATCTGGCTGGCGCACTGGCTAATCGCTTTGGATTCGTTATTAATGATGTGGTCAATTTTGTTCAGGCGGGACATTGCATTAATGCCGAGGCGTACTACTGTTCTGAAAACCTCGTATACCTCAATTTCGAATTCTGGCTTAATCCAGGCTGCGTAGCGAATAGCAAGTAGCTCGATACCCCACACCCCAGGCTCATCACCACCTTTAATTACTTTAAGTGGTTGAATTTGTTCCAGAGTGCTTTTTTGCACTTTGGATTTTAGTGCTTTTATGAAGCGCTTAACTTGAGCGCTACGCAAAAACTGACTTGGGCGCTGCTGTTCTGTTGCCTCTCCGTTTGCCACTGCGGCTGCATGAAGATCATTGAGGTTATAGCGCCCTTCGTCGTCAACACGAACGGAAACGCCGTTTACTGATACGGTTGGATATTGCATGAGGTTTACCTATAGAAAGTGAGCCTGTCACACAGAGATAGCCGCCCCAGAGTACAACTAACTCTCAGGCTCGCTTTCTGTAGGCTCTGGGATTATAACGTGCGCGTGTGAAGCGCGGTGGGTTTATTGCGGATGCAAAAAAGCCCCACGGACGCAGGGCTTATCGTTTCATTTCGTAGGTTGCTATGCGGACCATGCCTCTGTGCATCCATTGCCAGCATCTGCTCCGCCCAGTCCATAACCTCGTCGTATCTCTCCTGGGTTGGCACCTTGCCTTTATCCTTTTGCGGGAACTTGGCATTCATGGCAGCCCGGAAGCTGGTCATCGTCATGTTCCAGGCGTCCGACTCGCTCATTCCGAGGTGGGCAACGGCGGTGTAAACGAATGACCGCACATCGAATTTGTCGCTGTACTCGCCCTTCTTGCTCTCGAACTCTTCGGGCGGCTGATCACCCATCACGCCATGCAGAATCAGGTGGCGCGCCAGCTGGATAACGTCTTCAACTGGCAACGAGCCAGGCTTAAACAGGAGGCGCCCCGCCGTAGTCACCGAGTAGGAGCCGATGATTTCAGCAATGTCGCCTTCAGAGCAGTGTTTGACTACACTAGCTGCGGCCGCTGCCATATCCGCAAAGCAGCGTGCATTAGCCGCTTTCAGAATCTGGGGGTCTGCAATTCTGTGCTTTGGGTAATGGCCTGCATGAACTTTCACGAAAGCATCAACGATTTGCTCAGGCGTGCCGATTCGGGACATAGCCAGGAATGAAGGGTTGAGGAATATCTCTTTGCCGCTGGCGCGAATGACAGCCTGACCGATATCGGTGATTGCTTTCATGGAAACTCTCAATAATAGGGAGGCCAAGCCTCCCATGGATTTAGGCTGCGTTCACGGTTACAGTAGCTGGGCTGGAGGTTACCGAGCCGGCGGTTGAGGATGTTACCTGACAGGAGTAAGAACCCGCGTCACCAGTAACGACGCTCGCCTTCGTGTATGTAGCGTTTGTTGCGCCGGTGATGTCAGTGCCGCCCTTCTTCCACTGATAGGTCAGAGTGGAACCATCAGAGACATTTGCCGCCACTGACAGGTTTAGTGCATCACCCACCGTGAGCGTGCGGTTCTGCGGCTGAGTAGTGATCGTGATTACGGCGCCGACATCACGCACATCCACCTGACCCGCGCTTGAAGCCTCAATTGACCATGTGGCCACGTCATCATGAGGGGCTTCATCTTCCCACGAAGTCACCATAAACGGGCCTTCGGTAATGTCGTTTGGAGAGATGATTTTCAGCCAGACATACGGCTGATTGCTGGTCTCTGCTGGCGGGTTGTAAACGTGACGCTTCAGCGCGTTCTGCGCATAGACATCTTCTTTTCGGGTTACGCCATCTCCAGAGAACGAGATGTTTTTGTAGGTTACGAGATTTTCCTGCGTGTACGCCGCGCTCATATCAGCGGTAGCGTCTGCAGTATCCCATTCAGCGGAAACAGTCTTCCCGCGCATCATACCAAGGCGCTTATAGTCACCGTTGGCGGGTTGTGATTCGGGGCAGCCAATCGCGTAGTAAACGACGACATCACGCCCTGTGAAAGCACCTGCTTCACATGCCATGTCTTTATCTCCGTGTTATCGGGAAATGATGGTTTGAAAGGAAATATCGAAGAGGTAGCGACCTTCTTCGGTCTGGATGGCGGGGATACCGCCGATTGGCTGCATCGAGATGATGCACTCAGTCTGGTAGTCGTCGATCATCGCCTGACGTATTGCATCAGCGTGGTCTTCAACTTCGTTAATGTCGCTGTCGTTCTGACCGGAAAGAACAAGGAATCTGAAATAATCTCGTGTTATAGCCTCATCAGGCTTGCCGCCACCGCCCTGCTGGATGACGAGGTATCTTTCCCCTTCAGTTCCTTCCAGCTCGTTCCAGAAGCGTTTCTGGACGCGATAGCCGACATCAAAACCGTGGGACTGCAACCACGCTCTCAGAGCGTCATACACCTCGCTACGCGTCATACTTTGTATCCTTGCCTGATGATGGCCTTAATCTCGTTAAGGCCGTCGCGCTCAAAGCCTTTGGTCAGAAATCCCGGCTCAGCATCAGGATCCCAATAATTGCCTTTCCCCGTTCCACCACCGAATTCTTTTCCGGCGCGAGTTCTGCCAAAATGTTCACGCGGCTGACCTTTTAGCTTCCCTGACATGCCATGAACGGCGGCAGCGTATGCAGCCGTGTACCCAACCTTTCCCTGCATCCCGCCCGGAATTGATACAAGCGTCCTGTATTGGCTATTGATAAGATTGGATGTATCTATGGGGGTAAGTGCCGCGGCATAAGACGAACCGACAATCATTACTTCAGTCAGCACTTTTTCGGTGCGTGGCCCAGCGATGTTTGCCAGCACCTTGCGGGTGTTCATCTGGACGCGCTTGATACCTTTAACGGGCATGATTACCTCACGTCAGGATTTTGTAGTCGGGCTCTTCACCGAAAAATGACATATCCCAGTCGGTTACGGCCCGAATGACGTTGGCTCCTGCTTTTAGCGGATCTGATAGCGCCGTAGTGTCACCTCTGGCGATGTACCAGTCTCGCTGTGGCATGGTTGCGGTAATGCCATTACGCTTCAATTCAGTAAAGAAAATCAGGTTCGTGGTGAACTCTTTACCACTGGCATCAACGGCAACTTCATTGTTCGCCGTCCAGGTGCAGTCAATCAGGTATGGGGTGCCGTTTGTCCAGGTGTTGTTCCAGTCGTCATAGACGCGAGGGTAGACAGTGGCGACGTTGGTGTAAGACCAGTTAGCCGTGACTGACACTTTCATCCTCCCACCGGATAACCTCCGGATTCTCAGCGGCGACCTTCCGGCACAGCAAATACCATTCACCGTTACTTTTAACGTAGCCCGTGACCCGCCGCCCGCTGTCAGTGATAACCCATACCTTTACGAAGGGCTCAGGGAGCCTCTGCTTGACCGATATCAACGCCATCATCGACTCCCGTTGCACATGCAGCCGCCACGGGCAATCCAGATGCCAGCAAAAGCGGTGTTAGTCGGATCAGGCGGGATAAGGCTTGTAGCGCATCCATACTTATCTAGTCCCCTCAGAAGCCCCAGAGAGGCTTTCCATCGGTCAGCAAAAGACAGGTACCGAAATGAGCGTGATGCGCCGTTGGGCCCTGTCTGAGAACTGATGTACTTGTCACCCTGACCCAGCGCCATTAGCCCCAGCAGGTAGGACTGTATTAGCAGAGCGGTTGCCGGAGGGTAATGCGCATCCAGACACTCCTGAATGCTGCCAGCCTGCTCTAAAAGAGCCTGCAGGATGAAATCAGGCAGCGTGATACCGACTGACTCCAGATATTCTTTGGCCTGTTCTGTGGTAATCATGCGGGCCTCTGATAAGCCCTCCGAAGAGGGCATAAAAAAACCGCCTTAGAGGCGGCCGTTATTCAGCAGGGAAAAGCTGTTCGAACTCACCTTCCGGCAACAACTCGGTGAGCTTCTCCAGACCCAGGTTGCCTTTATGCTCAATGCCCAGCGCATCGAGTCGGGCAATGACTGCCTCTTTGCGCGCTTTGTTGTCAGTGCCAGCACCCGGAGTTGCAGGTAGCAGTTCCGCAGCAGCTTTATCGGACAGCTTGCGCACATGCGATTTAAGTGACGGGTGTACTTTGCCCAGCTCAACAACGTCACCAAGCGCAACGCCGTGCCACGGCTTAACCACTTCGTATTTTTCAGCCATGATTGCTCCTTAAGCCAGGTTAGCGCCGTAGACCACACCGGACAGGCCTTCGCCGTCCTTCTTGATCTGCAAACCTTCTGCGGACATGATCTGGAAGTTGTAGTTGCTCTGCGGCATCAGGCGCGGGAGCGGTACAACGCCCACAGCCATACCTACCAGAGGAGAAATCACATCCTGTCGGCGCTCGTACGCCAGGAACTCGTTACCTTCCAGTGCATAGGTCATCTGGATAGACTTAGCAGGAATAAACTTGCTGATCGCATCCAGAACGGTTCCGCTAAGCAGCGCATTTGTGCCGGTGTTGATATCCACCAGATACGGCTTAGCCATGTTGGCCCAGACTTCAGGGCTCACCCACAGCTTGTCGTAAGCTGTAACCTTGTTACGGCGGGCAGTGAGGCCAAATGGACCTGTAGGGCCAAAGAATGCCAGTAGCTCAGCCGGTGTAGCGGTGGTGAGATTGATATTGGCGCCGCCAGCGCCACTACCCAGGTTAATTTTCTGAGTGTTGCGATGGTTCTTCATGCCCTGAGCCGGCATACCTTCCACAACAATGCTTGGAGCGCCATTCAGGTAAAAGTCTACGCGCTTCTTGTGGAATTTACGCATCTTGGCCGACTGAGACTCCAGAGCCAGATCGATGCCGACAGTGCTCAGTCCGGCAGCATGGCGCCAGTTAACGCCGTAACCAGCAGTGAATACCGGGATCGGGTCGCCATCAGAACCAAACTCAGTATTATCGAAAGAGTAAGACGCCTGACCATCGATGCTGATAGACACATCATCCGCGATATCGCCAGAGACGTTATACAGCTTTGCAGTTTTCCCAATCGGCAGCACGGTCTGCACACCCATCAGGTCATTGACGATTTCCATGCCAATTTCCTGATCGCGCATCTGGATAATCTGGCGGTCAATTTCGGCCCAGAATTCACGCGTAAAGCCTCCGATGGCATTCGCCGCCAGCATTTCATGCGTCATGCGCGTGCGGTACGCGTTGACCATCATGTCATGCTGGGCGTTATAGATATCACGATTGGCCCACAGCTCACTCCAGTGCCCTTGCAGTCGGCGGTTAGTAGCCAGTGTTTCAGCGGTAAAATACATTATTATTCTCCTGATTAAGCGCCAGCACCTGCAGCGGCTACGGTACCGACGCGCATACGCACGCGGATGAAATCGGTAGTGCTGGCTGCGATGGTCGCATCGTCCTGGCTATAGCCAATCACCGAATCGGTGTCTGCAGTAGCTTTGGTAAATTGCCCATTACTACCCAGCTTGATTGGATCGTCTTTGGCATAAGTCCCCGCCACGCACAGCAGCGCCAGCTCGCGGCCCTCTTCTACGTAGTTACCCACTGCGGAGTCGCCGGCTGGCACTGCTTCAGTGATTTTGAGGCCCTGATGATAGGCAACATCGATGATGTAGATACGACCAGCCAGCGCAGTTGCCTGCGCAAACTCATTGTCGTCATTGATGACTGCAGCGGTACCGGGCAGCAAGGATGCGGCAGTAACGCGGGTTTCGGTCTTGTACAGAGACTGACCGTCGATATTAACGCGACGATAACGTGCCATTATTCTGGCTCCTTATTTGAAGTATTCGGCAGGGTTAGGTGCACCGGTTTCTTTCTGCTGCTGCGCATTGTTGGTGCCCAGCGGAGCAGCTTCGCCCAGCGACTTGAACATTGCGTCCAGGGCATCGCCAGAAAGCGCGTTGGCCACGATGTCACCATGGACCTTAGCAACCGCATCACGCTTGGCTTTCTCTTCAGCGCGTGAGTTGGCGGTCAGGGTTTCCGCGAGCTGATTCTGATTGACCTGCAGCGCATCAACTTTTTCCGCAAGAGGCTTGATCGCCTTTTCGGTATTGGTGGCAACGGCCTCGCTAACCATGCTGCCGATTTGTTCCAGTTCTTCTTTGGTTAAAGGCATGTCGCCCTCCGTTTTGTGGTTTGGTGCAGGCTGTTCCTGCGGTGTGAAAAATGATTTGAGCTTGTTGACGACAGCAACCCATGAACTCTGGCGCTGAACCTCTGTACCGGTATCGTCAAAGACAATCTTTCCGCCTTCAGACTTGTATCCGTAAACCTTCGGCTCGCCATTGTTGAGGATGATTACCGCTTGCGAGTCAGTGAAGTCAGCCACCCAGGCGTATTCTTTCTCGCCAGGAGCGAATTTATCTTTCGCTGCCTTCTCCAGCCTCCGCTCACGCTCGCGATAGGTTTCCCCCACCAGAGCGCCGGAATTAGCTTTCAGTGGAGTGGCAAGATCAGCATTTACCATCATCCCTACCCCCTGTTCTGGCGTAGCTGCGCCAACCTCATCCAGAAGGATGGCGTCATGGTCCATCGCGTGAATTTTCGCAACCCATGAAGCCCCCTGAGCTTTCTGCTCATCGTTCGCTTCAAGCTCCTCCAGGAATACGGCAACGCTGGTATGGATTGGCGGAACATCCTCGCCTTTCTCCAGCGCTTCAAGACGCTCAAGGAGGCGCTTTCCGTCATCCGTGCGCTTTGCCACTTCTGTATCGATCCACTTCTCGACGTAGACGCGGTTGCCGGACTTCTTGACGTTTTTGTTCCATGCCCCTACATAACCCACATTCAGCCCCTCAGGACTAAAAGCAGAAACAAACTGACCGTTGACCTGTGGATGTCCAAGCGGTGCCAGTGTCCCCTCCAGGCCACTGTAGTGCTGGTCAATCTCACTGGCCGGATACAGACCGCCGTTCATGACCACGTTCGCCGGAAGGGTGTAGGAAGGAACAACCCAGTGCTCGCGTCCGTTGTGCTGTTCGCGCCGGATGGCCTTACTGTTCACCTTCGAGGTGACATTAACTTGCATTGGCATGAGTTAACCCTTAGCCCATTGGTAGCCACGGGCTTTCATTGTGTTAAATGTTTTCTTAGCTTTATCGATGATGGTGTCACTTAACGGCTTGCCGCTTTCATCGACCATAACCGCGATCGTGGAGCATTTGCAGTTCACGCCGTTTGCATCCTTAGCCCACCACTCCCGCTGCTCTTCTGCGGTATACAGATGGGCGTGACGCGCGGCATGGGTGCTTCTGGTCGTCGGGCTGAGCGCTGATATGTGCATCTGCTTTGTACGGATGCCATATCGTTCTCTGGCTTCGTCTTCTTCGTCCAGGCGCGCACGGCGCAGCGCGGTGGTAATCTCCGTCCTGGCAATACGATTAGCCCGGCGAGACTCAATCCCCGTCTGCTCAGTAAGGCGCTTAGCTATCTCCAGTGGATTTTGTCCGCGCCCAAGTCCATCGGTCAGTATCCGCGCCATATCCGCTTTCACACTGGCGCTGAGGTTCTTCATTTCCTCGAAGGTACGAGCGCGAACAAGAATCAGCCTACGTCGGTACGGTTCGCTGAGAAGGATTGTCGATACGCTTTCCTGTCCGGCAGCGTACACGGCTGATTGCTGCGCCAGATTGGCAAACTCCTGCGCCGTGCCGCGCTGATACGCCGGGTTGACGTAATCAGCCCAGAACCAGAATCCTGTCTCGTTATCTGCACCTAAAATCTCATCAACCAGCAATGAGGCATTGCTGAGGAGCATTGATAGCTGGGTGGAATCGAGGTCGAAGGTGTAACGCTGGTTTACTGATGGCGATGCAGGAATGCGGTCGAGAATGCCCTTGTACGCCTTGCCAATTCGCTTCATTCGCCTGGCGAACTCGCTCATTGCCCCGCGCTCAAGTCGGTCGGCACCCGTCGGGTCTTTAAGGTTTCCCGGAAGTATCGGTGACTTCGCTTTCCTCTTCGTCATCATCTACCTCTGGAAGTGGTTCGGGCGAACCCTCATACCCGGCGGCCACGCGAATTTCTTCACCAGTAAACACCTGCTCACCCGTGCCGATGGAAGCGCTGTTGATTTGCGACATCTTCTGAGCGGCATCCAGTTTTTCACTGTCGCTTTGCGCATTGAGGTCGTCCCAGATAACGGTCTTCTGACTGACCGGATCGAGGATGCTTAATTCGATCAGCTTGTCGCAGAAGTCCTCAATCTCGAATGACAGGTCGCCACGGCGAGACTGGCAGCGAGTATTGAAGTATTTCTGGTCTTCCGTGCTCGCTCGCTCGCCCGTCTGCATGCCAACGAGTATCTTTGTCGGGATATCCAGCGCAGCAGCGGCGGTTTGCAGGTTGACGTTATAGGTTGGAGAGGGATCGGATACAGCAGCCACAATCGGAGCAACATTGGCCCCCTGTGTAATAAGAACGGAGTCGTTCCCGATATTCATTTCACGGGCTACTTTATCGTAGATTTCATTAAGTTCGCTGTAATCAACCCCGTATGCTCTGGCTATTTCATCCAGTTTCGCCTCTTTATCAAAATTAATACTTAACTGGCGTGCAGCATTCTTCAGGAATGACTCACCAGACCCGCCCTCTACCTTCTCCAGGCTCACAAAGGCGTTGTAAGCTGGCTCAAGGAAGCCAATGGCATCGTCGGAGTAATCACCAAGGATGAAAACGCGATCGGGGTGGATGTTGACGCGGCGACTTGAACCATTCGGCAACCGTTCAGCGTACTGCCACATCTTCGGCTGTCCGTAGGTTTTCGAGTTCAGGCCAGTGTCCCAATCACCAACTGTCAGAGAGCCTGCCCATGCGACAGTAACCTTCTGGAGCATCTTGCCTTTCGTTACAGGCTGATCCCAGGCGAGGGAGTCATTGACGTGCAGAAGGATGCCTGCATAACGACCGACAAGGCGGCGACGGTCCGCCTCAGAGAATGAGCGCCAGAACCGGTTGGTGAATACCTGTTTGGACTTTTTCTCCCAGGCGGTTTCGTTTTCACTCTCGTCGGCATCGTCACCCTCAATGATTTCCGGGTTAGTCTGCCAGCACTTGCCCACCAGCTTCTCAACGGCACCGTGAGCAATACCACCGCGCCGGTACAGGGCGTAGAGGTTTTCGTATGTGACCTGCTCAGGGAATCCATATTCGCACCACGCAGAATTACGCTTGGCGTCCAGCCCCATCGAAGGGTTAAGCATCCCCATGCGGGCGCGAGCAAGCCTGGCGTCGTTAATCGCGTGATTAACCGCCAACTGTAATTTATCGTTCATGTCGTGTCCGTTGATTATCGAAGGCGTTTCGGAATCATCATGCCGACACCCTGCTGTTTACGTTTGATATGTCCATCAAGGGAATAGCGGATGGCGTCCCACGTATGCTCATCACCATCAGCCAGTTTCGGCAACACCTCACCGGTGATGCGGTCCGTTTTGTATGACCACATGCGGGCCTCCCGCGCCACGTTCTTGCAGCGCGGATGGATAATGATTTCGTCAAATCCGCGAAGGTGTGCGATCCCGTCCTCAACGCTCCCCTGCCATTTTTCGGCGGCTGAGATGTTGAAGCCCTGCCGCTTGAGATAGCTGATCGTCTCGGGTCGAGCGGAGTCGGCCTTGATGGGCCAGTCACGCGATCCGGGAATTGTGTCGTACAGCTCTGGCATGTGGTCGAGCTCTGTCTGCTGACCGTATGCCTCGTATTCGATGTACAGCCGGTTATGCAGGATGAACGAGCGCACCAGAGTGTTCGGGTCTTTAGCGAAACCGAAGTCAGCACCGAAGAACAGGCGATCGGCCTCTTTCCATAGTTGGTCCGAGAACTCAGCGATCCGGTATTTTCCGGCCAGCACCTGCTTATCAGAGTTTTCGAGGTAAGCACCCTCCCACACCCATGCGTATGTTGCCGGATCTAGGCGGCGCTGATCGTTCTGTCGCTCACCTTCAAGCACGTCAGGGAACCACGGGTTATCCGTGTAGTTCATCTCAACGGTGATGCAATCGTCTCCGGCTTCTTTACGAAACCGCTTATCCGTGGCGCTGCCGTCTCGTTCCGGGTTCCACGTCACCCAAATCTCTGAACCTTCCTCACGAACGGTCGGGCTCAGCTTCTGCCAGGCTATTTCGCTGACTGATTCAGCCTCATCGACCCAGCAGAGCAGGATGCGCGCTTTCGACTTGATGCTGTCGAGGTTATGCCGGAGACCGCAGAACACGTAGTTAACGCTCTTGTCGATGGTGCGGATGTACTTCTCGCCGATGTCAAAGTTGGAAGCCAGCCATGGAACAGATAGGATCGCCTGTTTCACCTCCTGCATGCTCGACTCTTCGAGCGAGTTCATGAACTCACGCGCGCAGAGCACTACGCCGCTTTCACCGTTCATCATCGACTGATACGCCTTTACGGCAGTCATCAGCGCGAATGTGCGGGTCTTGGCGCTGCCACGTCCACCGTGCGAGCATCGGTAACGCTTATTCACGGCGGTGAACAGTGGCGCAAGCTTCGCGGGGATCGGCAATTGAACGGCGTTACTCATGCTTTGGCTCAACAGGCAGTAGCTGGATGATTGTTGGCTGCGGCGTCATGCTGCCATCAGGGCTTGTATGCTCGACTTTCTGGCGATTAGTGTAGGCATCGCCCATTTCTTTGGCGGCCTGCTCGATAAGCTGCGAGGTCATGCCGTAGTTCTTCATCTTTTCAGCATTGGTCGCCATTCGGTCGAGAACGCGCAACCGGTACGCTTTATTTGCGATCGGAATGTCACCGATCTCATTCTGGAATCGTTTACGGGTAGCGTTGAACAGGTCAATCCACTTCTGGCTCAACTTGGCCGCCATTGCGTTGCCGGGCGTATATTGCGACACCTGCTGCCGTGAGACATCGATGCCATATTCAGCCTTTACAAGCTCAATGACTTTTACCGGGGTCTCGTAGCAGGCGAGTGATTGAACGATGAAGGCTTTAACCTCTGTCGATAATGCTGCCACAGGCTACCTCCATGACAATCTGAATAAAGCGTTACGCCAGCTTCAACATGCACGTCCCGCATGACCTGGCTATATCGATGTGAGCCACTTCTGCTGGCGCATTGGCCGCATCAACGAGCTCCTGTACTTCTTTGCTGGCACCGTATCGACGTACAACACCAGTGAATTCTTCGACGTCGTGGCCGCGCAGTGTAAGCACTGGCTGCCCGGTATCTTTATTGAACTTCGGCGCGCCGAAATCATCCGTGGCCTGTGCGATGTGGTAAAGCTCATGCTCTACCAGGGCGCAGAATTCAAGGTCGCTGCATTGTGAGCAGTAGTCGGCTGCCAGCGTGATGATGAACTTCGGGATGCGCCCGAACCATTCATACATCTGCTGTTCCATTCTGGCTTTCTGCCAACCACCTGCGCGGAGCATTACCTGTTCGGCCTGTCCGAGAACGTAGCGCCCTTTCTTCGCGAATGAGTCAGAAGCCCACATAAAACACAAATCAGCTTCCATTAAATGGGCGTGGTCTGGGTTATGGATGCTTCCGCTATCGCTGAGGATTTGATGGCTTATCCAGTCATGCACTTCATTGGCGGGAATCAATCTGGTGTAGGGCTGCCAGTTATCAGGGCCAATGAAATTAACTGGTGGAAGTGGCCTGCGCTCGTCTTCGTTCACCATGAGTTAATCCTGTTTTATATACGGCAAAAATGCCGAAAACATTCTGTCGAGCAGATAGCAGTAGGTTTCGTTTGCGTCTTCCGGCTTGGTCGTTACGCCCACATCAGAGCAGACGTAAAAACATACGTGAGCGCATTCGTGAACGAGAGTTGATATCTGCTGATCGAATACTCCAATCAGGTAAACTCGCTCTCCCGTATCGGTGTTTTCATAGTTGTTTGCCAGTCCACAGTTGAATGGCCTTTCCTCTCCGCTACCACCAAGGAATTTATCAGCGTGCTGAAACTGTTCTCTGGTTGTTGCGAGGTAGACATGCGCACTTTGAAACAGCGGAATGGTGAATGCCGGAAGTCTGTGCCATTTGGCTTTTGCCATCTGTTGCTCCGTCATTATCCGTTGCAGGGGTTATTTTTGATTTATCCGCTCAGGGGGATATCCATTATCAAGCCCACCCGAGGATGAGCTTTGGAATGGAAAGCCGTTGTGAAAGAGGCTCTCCAAACCACAAATCTGTGGTTATGCGGCCAGGCGGTGCTGCTCTTCGATAAGTGGCTGACGATGGTTACGCTCGAACATGCCGCGCAGCACTTCTTTGCGTTGTTCGAAGTCCCACCCCATGCTGATGAATACCGTGTTGGCGCGCTGTAGCTCGGTGATGCAGTGAATTTGTTCCGGCGTCAGGTAATCGCGGATCGGCTCTTTCTTCCCGATTTCGTGATGCACACGGAACTTGGCCGCCGTCATGCCCAGCGCCAGTCGGTTAATCAGGTCAGCTTCGTTGCTGAAGTGATGCGGGGCGATCTGCTTACCCTGCGCCTCACGCTCATGCTTGATGGCGTCGGTCATGGGTTTGTATTCCAGGCGCGCGGAGTTGCGGTCCATCTTCTTTTTCGCCAGCGCACTGCGCATAGTGAAGAATTCAGCTACCAGGCGCTTTTTGAATTCACGCACAACTTCATTGTTTCGCATGTAGGTGATCAACAGCGTGGTTTGCTGTTCGTTTAGCAGTGCTATTTCCTGCTTCTGCATGCCTCCATCGGTTTGAAAGGGTCGCATTTCAAATTCCACCCTTCCGAACTCTTCGAGGTCGCTTTTGTACTTCCTGATGAGTTGAATCACTGGCTTGTGATCCTTCATGACACCACTGGCGATCACTGCCGAGTTGGTGACCAGGTCGAGCTTCTTGATTTCAACTAATTGCATGGCGATGTTCCTTTAGAAAGATGAGCCTGTTCGCACAGAAAAGCCGCCCCGAGATGGTCGCCACCATATACGGCAGTTCTCAGGCTCAGCTTTCTGAAAGACTCGGGATTGTTATGCGCTGCGATGCGCGGTTTACTGCGGGCATAAAAAAGCCCGACCGAAGTCAGGCTCTGTTATTTGGGTAACGAATCATTTAAGACACTGCTCTTTGATGTAGTCCTGCAGATAACCGACCTGCTTCGTCACTGTGGCGATTCGCTCTCTGAGGGTGAAATAATCCCGTTCAGCGGAGTCAGTAAGTCGGGGGCTGGAAGCATCGACCATGCCGCCGGTACTGGTCGCTCCGTTCGTGGGACATCTGGCGTTGACGTGCAACCCACACTTGCCATCGCGAACACAACGCTGCAGATCATCAAGCTGCTTTTTCGCATCGGACAATTCCTTCGTGTATTTGGCATCCAGCGCAGCGACATCACGCTGGCGCACCTGCATATCTTTGATGGTGGCGTTCGCCAGGCTGAGTTTCCCAGTCGCCTTATCGCGCTGGTCTTTGTAGGTTATGGCATTGTCGCGGTAGTGGTTCACGAGGAGCGCCAGCACGCCGATTAACACCAGCACCAGCAGCTGTAACCAGTAACGCTTAACCAGCGCGCCAATCATGACAGGAACAGAGCCCGCTCTGCCTCCCGGCGACGGGTCAGCCCGTTCAGGACTTTGCCACCAGCTTTATTCCAGCGCAGGAACTCATCAGCTGCGCCAGCGTAATCACCGGCGTTGAGTTTTCGCAGGAGAGTCGATGTCGACAGTGACCGGGCGCCGAGGTTATACGTAAACGACACCAGGGCGTCGAATTGCCCCTGAGTCAGGCCAACTTTAACCAGTCGTGACACGTCGCTTTCGTAGCTGACCAGTCCAGTCTTCAGCAGACGCTCTGCCGTTTCCTGCTTAATCGTCATCCCGGCGCGGATTGGTTTACCGTCGACAGGCTGAGTCCATCCGTATCCGATCGTCCACACTCCGACGCTGTCCTGGTAGGCGGTGAGCTTGCAACCTTCGAACTGTTTGATCAGGGCAATGCCTTTATCACTGGTTTGCATCACCGCCTCCAAACCGAGAATTAAACACCCGGGAAGCCATAACCTTCACTTGCTCTACGCCAACAAAACCGAGTGCGCCGCCTATAGCAATCGACAGGGACTGCGGAAGGTTGAAGTAATCAAGAGCTGACACAGCAGTAAGGGTCAGAGCTCCACAGATTGCCCCCTCAAGGAGCATTTTCTTCCAGCCGCCACCGCCGTAAGCGATTCGCAATGCGGCCATGGCAACCGATAGCAATACGGCACCCATCGGCGTTTCGCCACGCCACCAGCTGTGGAGTAGTTCGATAAACTCCGTCCAGGAGTGGGGATCGTTATGCATTTTCATAGTCTCTAACCTCCGGCTTAAAAGCGGGGGCTGTGTGTTTAAAGGGGTCAGGCCCTCGGGACGATTTAACAAGTAGGCGTGTCGATGATGGTTCCCGGAGCCTGAAATAAAAAACCCGGCGACAGGCCGGGAAGATGAGGGCAAGTTAATGTCGGCTCTCTGGCCGAATGGTCCCAGGCAGTGGGTTCTGTGTGCCGGGCAAAGGAATCGAACCTCTGACGCGCAGCTTATTTCCAGGTTTCGCCATTTAAGGCTGAAAGCACTGTTTGATGTGTTACACCAAACATTCTCCCTAGCCCTCTGGCTCCATAAACCTTATGTCGTGGAATGTAGTTTTCTCTGATGAACTGGACACTGTCCATTGTTAGCTTACTCATACCATTCAGCTCACCAGCCACTAAGTAGCTAAGGTCAAATTTGGTTTTCTGAATGTGGCATGCAGAACATAGTAGTTGGCACTTTTCAACCTCAGCATAAAACACCGAATCTGAGTGATAGTGCATCTCGCTTACATTTGCTGATTTGGTGGAAGGGTCTATGTGGTCAAACTGAAGCGAATATTCGGATCCGCAACTCTCGCAACGACCACCCAACTTTTCCACGGCCTTAGCAAGCCTAGTCCTTCGATTATGATAGTAATCTTTACTCGGCATTTACCACCTCTGCCACTGAACTAGACCGGCGAATTTGGCGGGACAGGAGGATTCGAACCTTCGACCTTTCGGTTAACAGCCGAACGCACAACCGCTGTGCTTCTGACCTTGAAAATGAAAAAGCCCAAGGCGCTAACCTCGGGCTTGGCATTCATTCATGTCACACACAACAACGGCAACATATACGATTTATTCTGCTCATTTGTTCATTGAAAAGCAAGCGCGTTATGAGGATTTTTTGCAATTTTCCTCACATTTTCGCGATTGTTAAACGCATTTTGCAGCGGTTGGTACAAACAGAACAGTGAGGCGTTGATGATTTGCTTCACCTCTCTACGGATTGTCGAGATGCTTGGGTGTTTATACTGATTTCCGCCACGCGTCTTCATCAGGCGAGGCTTACTTACTGCATGCTGCCATGATGCAATTCGGATCTCGCTGGAGTTGCAGACGTAGTAGGCGAAGATAACCCGCCAGGCATTTTCATCCACATTCTTCAGGTAGTGGCGAATGACAGCATCAATGAGCATCCCGTCATCATCACTACATACCTGCCGTGATGCTTGCTGGGGCTCGACGGTAGCCATGAATCTGGCAATCATGTTGATCATCGCTTTATCAATCTTGCCGGTCTGGCACCATGCGCCCCACAACTGGAGCCACTGGTCTACCCATTGATGCTGGTCTTTGGTTAATTCCAGTTTCATTATGCGGCTTCCTTCTGTGGCTGGTTGGTTTTGGTCTGGCTGTGCTTTGCTATTGGCGGCATGCTGGCGCGCTTAACGCTCTCAACCTGGTATCGGGTTATCTCGTCTCTGGTCACGGCGCGCACTCCCCAATAATGATCTGCCCCTTCTCTCCCCAGACCTTTGTGATGCGGCAATCCCAGATGTGAGCATCATCCTCATAAAGCGCATCCATCAGGGCTTTCAGCATGTTGTCGCAGTCTGGCTTGGCCTGGTGGGGCTTCCCGGCGAACTCCGCTCGTTTCTTCTTACTCCAGCTTGGTGGCATTGGTAGGACGAATGTCACATGTGATCCGGATTCAGGCATGGTCAACTTGCGCAGGCGGACCTCATCGCAAAAAGCGCGGTAACGCATTACAGGTGGACGCTGCTTCCACTTATCCGCGCGGGTCATGCGAGGCTTGCCGATTGGTGTGATGTCGTAGATTTTCATGCAGGCACCACCAAGCCACGACGGGCAATCTGAATAATGGTCAAGACAATGGCTCGATCCATTAACTGGCGGCGTTCGTCACGGCTAAGCCCCTTCCCGTTATCAATCTCTGAATGACAGGTGACGCAGATAGCAGCGGTGGCGCAGTCGTCTGTTTTCATTCCGATACCTTTACCCTCGTTGCGGTGCGCCACCTGCACGCCCCACGCTCCGCACAGGACGCATTGCTCAATCTGGCCGACTGCGGCGAGCCACTTCTTGCTGCGGTAGGTTTTACTCATGGTCACCACCTTGCACCTGAACCAGCGTGAGGTTTCCGCAAAACACCGCTCCTGTGTCGATGTACATCTGGTTGGCATACTTCAGGGGCTGGCGCGCAGGGGTGTGGCCGAAGATAAACAGATCAGCACCGGCTATCGGCGAGACAATGCCGCCCTGAGCGTCGCTAACCCGCTCACGATTCCAGATGACCATGTCTTTCGGGACCGGCTTCTCGAACGCATATTCGTTATGCGGGTAGTCAGCGTGGCAAATTACGATTTTCCGATCGGAGGTAACCAGCTCGATGATGAGTGGTAACTCAGCTGCCTTGTGAACCAGAGCCTTAGCCAGCACCTCTTTGTCATAGTCGAGATTGAAGAACCAACCGCCACCGTTTACCAGCCAGTGATTGACGTTTCCATGCTCTGAAAGCCCATCAACCATCATCTGCTCATGGTTACCGCGCACTGCCCTGAACCACGGCATAGTAATCAGATCCAGGCACTCGACGTTTTCCGCGCCGCGGTCAACAAGGTCACCAACCGAGATCAGCAAATCACGCGCAGGGTCGAACGAAACCTTTTCGAGCTCATTCATCAGCAGCGTGTAGCACCCATGCAGATCGCCGACGACGAAGATATTGCGCCAGTCAGCGCCATTAATTCGTTGATACATGCTCATGCTGATTTTCTCCTCGCTGCGAGACGCAGCCATTTCTGATCCACCAGGCGGGCGGTGTAGTCTTTCAGGGTCGGGATATCGGACGGCTTAACCGCGGGCTTAGGCTTGCGGCGCGCCGGAACGCGAAAGATTTCGTTTGTGATGACGCGGGAAAGTGGAGTAGACATCAGGCCTCCTGCTTATCGCGCAGTTGCTGGTACTCGCAACCGTTCGGGATTGTCAGGGCCAGGCCGAACTGGGCGCACCACATTTCAACCTTCACCAGGAAGATATGCATTTCCCCAGTGTCGAGGTCTGCGGTGTGGCGCGGCTCCCAGGTGGTAGTCTTCTCACCGGTGATGAAGTCGGTGTATGTCACCTCTTCACAGCCGAGATAGGTTTTCTTGAGGTTGCGCTTAACCCACTCCGGAGTCGCGTCGGTGCGCCCGGAGTTAATGAGGTACTCGCTGATTTCAGCCAGCCACATGTGAAGAAGTGAATTTTGCGACAGGCTGCGCTTCTCGCGCCACGGCTTAACCTGCAGGCGGAAACATTGCCCGTCATCCAGCAACGGCTGAATCTGCTGGCCAATGGCCGCGAAGTTGCCGCGATGGAGTTTGATGCCGTCTACTGGAAGAGTCATACGGCCCCCTTAACGGAAACCGCAGAATGCAGAAAATCGCAGGTGCATTTCTGCATCTGTGACAAGGTGAGGAGTTCAGATTGTGGTCGCATTTAAGTCCCCTTAAATGCGCAGAAGTCACCGGAGTTGTTCAGGCTCCGATGACATGATTATGGCTTGATGATTTTACAAAATCAAATGGGTGAAGCTTTCTTTTTTAACTTCAATGTTGGCGCTTTCTCCTTCGATTTATTCTCACTTTCAAATGCATCTTTTGCATTGTTGCATCCGCATTGATGGCAAACGTAGTCGCCACTCCACCCTCTGCGAGTAACTTCTTTTCCGATAGCGATTGAACCACAATCAGGACAGACCATAACACCCTCCGGTTAGAATTTAACTGCATTATGATGGTACCAATTCAAATCCGGAGGGAAAGCTCATTTACAAAATAATCTTTTTATTTCAATAGTATAATATTGTTTAAACGCGGTTATCGCACATGCCGTGATTATTGATAGGAATTACCGCACAGTTGGCTTTGGCGCTGCTGAAATCATCGCCTCCCAGCAAAGTTTCGCCCGGTGCGCTGCTTGCTGGCACCCACTCATGGCGTCGTATGCTTCCCACTCCTTCTCGTCACTGAAGCTCTCATCAGGCTCTGATTCGAACCCATTGACGATCATGTCTTCTGTAGGCTCAATCGGCACCAGAACCCAACCATCCGGAATCACCGGAGAGTTGCCATCGGCACCCTGAAGCATGGCGGCGCGGCAGGCGTTCCAGGCTTCGAACTGACCATCAATCCCATCATCATAATAACCGTCAGTCGTCCGTAATGAATCCCAGCTATCGAGAGGCGAGCCGTACTCAGATTCCCACCATTTTTCAAACATAGAGCGGTCAGGTACAGATACCGGCGCTGGCGGGGCAGAGCGATACAGAAGAACATCACCCATCTCTGCTCTGGACGCAGGCCATACGTCTGCATCAGAGCCAGATTTGAGATAATCAAGATTGGACTGGTCGATTACGCACACAGCCTCCGCTTCGAGCGATGCCAGCGCGATACGCGCCAGCGCCGAAGCCTCACCGCATTGAACGTGGTCAGTTTCGATAATTTGCTGTAACTGCTCTGATGTAGCCCCCTGAAACACCGGACAGTAGCTGTATCTCCAGATAAGAGATAGGCTTGAATATATGTCTAACACTAACGCCAATTTTGAGATGACCGGGATCCTGTTAGGGCAAGAAGCCCGTAAACGTAAAACTCCTCAGGAGAAGATCGCCATTATCCAGCAGACGATGGAGCCGGGCATGAATGTCTCCCATGTCGCCCGCCTGCATGGTATCCAGCCCAGCCTGCTGTTTAAGTGGAAGAAGCAATATCAGGAAGGCAGCCTCACCGCCGTTGCGGCCGGAGAGGAAGTCGTTCCTGCTTCTGAGCTTACTGCTGCTCTGAAGCAGGTCCGGGAACTTCAGCGCCTTCTGGGCAAGAAGACGATGGAAGTTGAGATCCTGAAAGAAGCCGTGGAGTACGGCCAGTCGCGAAAATGGATAGCGCACGCGCCCTTGTTGCCAAAGGACGGGGAATAGCCCTGGTCAGCCGCACCATGGGCGTGTCGCGTGCGCAGCTGTCACTGCGGATTAACCGTTCTGCCGACTGGCAGGACAGGCGCTGTAACCGGCGTAATGACGAAGCAGACGAAGAAATACTGTCGGCTATCCTCGACATCATCAGCGATATGCCGAGTTATGGTTATCGACGCGTGTGGGGCATCCTGCGCAAGCAACGTCGCACAGAGGGACAGCCACCTGTGAACGCCAAACGGCTTTACAGGATAATGAGCGAGCATAACCTGTTGTTGTTGCATGACAAACCAGAGCGACCGAAGCGTGAACATAAGGGCAAGATAGCGGTGGCAGAAAGCGATATGCGCTGGTGTTCAGATGGCTTCGAGTTCGGCTGCGACAACGGCGAAAAACTGCGGGTAACGTTCGCGCTGGACTGCTGCGACCGTGAGGCCATAGACTGGGCAGCAAGCACGGGAGGCTATGACAGTTCGACCGTGCAGGATGTGATGCTGAGGTCGGTGGAAAAGCGCTTCGGCGACAGGCTACCGGAAACACCAGTGCAGTGGCTGACGGATAACGGTTCAGCGTATACCGCGTATGAAACGCGGAGGTTCGCGAGAGAGCTGAATCTGGAGCCCTGCACAACAGCGGTGAGCAGCCCGCAGAGTAATGGCATGGCCGAACGGTTCGTGAAAACGATGAAAGAAGACTATATCGCGTTCATGCCAAAACCGGATGTGAGAACAGCACTGCGAAACCTTGCAGTAGCGTTCACGCATTACAATGAAAACCACCCGCACAGCGCGCTGGGATATCACTCCCCGAGGGAATACCGGCGGCAGCGGACATCGTTAACTTAAGATACAAAAGCTGTCCGGAGATGGAGGGTCAAGATCATTTGCTGTAACTGCTCTTTGGTGAATTCTCTGGTAATAGGGCTCATAGGTTAGTCCTCAATATCCAGAGTACGCGCGGAGTGATGCTATTCTCGCGGTGATATCATTGATGATTTCTTCCACCACCACTGCGTGCTCATGCTCATCACGCAAGACGTCAAGGGCGCAGTCTATTTCACGGAGCATATCCTGCTGCCATTCAATATCTTCTGATTCCGGGATTTCGTATTTCATGCTCACTCCCCTTTACCGGCTGCGGAGGCGCGTTCCGCGTCCCACTTCTGCATGTATTCTTCGATATCACTCCATTCCTCACCAGAACCAGCCAGCGCATCAATTACTGACTGGCGTTCGCTGTGCTGTTCTTTACGCTCCAGCTCAGCAATCCGCTTCTCTGCGGCATGGTATAGTTTCATCCATTCAACACCAGATGTCGCAGCTTTATCTGCGCCTACAGATTCAGCCTCTGCCAGCTTTTCCAGCTTGAGAATTTTTCTGTCTTTGGCTTCCAGCTCATCCAGCAGCGCCAGCACGTCGCGAGTTTCAACGAACATATTCGGGTCGAAGTTATCGACCGCTTTAGCCGCGGCTGCTTTCAATTTGTCGATGTTGCTCATTGGGCGGCCTCCTTGCGAAGTTGGGCGGCGAATGCTATGGAATCATTGGCATTTTGTTCAAGCCAATCAACAAGCGACCCCATGTCAGTTACGGCTGGGTTGTCCAGTATGCTTTCGTATACCCGTTTAGACTCCTGCGCCCGCAATTCAGCCAGGAAAGCATCGGTTGCCGGGGTTTCTGGCTTGAAGTCGCTGGCACACCGCGGTTCGATGTCATCGCTTGTGTAAATAAAACAGTCATCTTTGATGAATTTATTTAGCCCCGCATTCTCCGCAGCCAGCTCTGCGCATCTGGATTCAAGTGTGCTAATTTCTTCAAGTAGCGATATAACATTCGCGGGGCTGGCCAAAGCCATAAATCCTGCATTCGCATAGACCTGATCGCTATTTTTCGTCAGGCAATTAACGTGGCACTCTGCAACAACGCCGCCAGCCATTCCATTCCATTCCTGACAGATGTAAACGCTGCTCAGGTTTCCGTGCTTGTTAATATCGCAGTGTCCGACAACGTAATTTCCTTCTGTCGCTTTCTCTGCTGCTTTTCTAAGTTCCTGTTTATTAAATTTCATGCTCTCACCCCGTATACGCTTAAAATTCTCTTCATAGCAGCGCTGTTGCGGCACTCCTGAAATATTCCGTTGGTGCAGCTGCGCGCGGTGCCGTCCTGCTCTTCCGGCGTGGCCAGGCGATAAGTCACCGTTCGCCAGACCTTGCTCATCCGCACAATCTTCCGGGCCCGCTCCAGATCGATGGCGTTCTTCGTGATGCAGTTGATGGTCATGCCGCACTCTGTGGCCACATCCTTCGCCGTGAAGGTCCGGTGCGTTTCTAGATAACGCAGAATTGCCTGTTTGCCTTTCATCAGTAGCCCCCTTTCTTTTTCGGCTGCTGCTCGCGCCCGCGGCGTTCTGCGGCTGCGGCCTGCTGGTCTGTGTCGTAAATTGCCCCGTTGATCTGGTTGCAATAAACCGTACCGGTACTGCCGTGGCGGTTGAGTCGCAGGATTAACTCGGTTTCTCCAGGCGGCACGCTGTCATCGAAAGCACCTTCCCGGTGGATGCCAACCCAGTAGTCGCAGTCCTGCTCAATCTGTCCTGTGTCGCGGGAATCGCTCGGTAACGGGCGTTTATTCACTCGCTTCTCCAGTTCGCGGTTGAGCTGAGTCAGCAGCACGACGACGCAGCCAAGCTCTTTGGCCAGGTTCTTCAACCCTTTGGTGATCATCCCGTAGGCCAGGTCATTACGGTCTGCTTTTTCGGCGGTCATCAGCGTCAAGTAGTCAACCAGAATCATGCCTACGCAGCCTTTCTCGCGCTTAATTCGACGGCATTCGGTAACGATATGCGCAAGTGACAGGCCAGGAGTGTCGTCGATGTACAGCATGTCGATTTCACTCAGCCGACCAGCTGTAGCGATCGCCTTCTTAAAGTCGCCGTCGTAGTCTCCCTGGTACTGATCATCGGCGTCATCCGTGGCGGGCATGTAAAAAATGCTCGGATTTACGCCGGACTTCTGACCAACCAGTTTTTCGAGGATCTGGTCGCTCGGCATTTCCAGGCTGAACATCAGCGCTGGCTTTTTCTCACGAACCGCGCAGTTGATCGCCATCTGACCGTACAGGGTTGTCTTGCCCATCTTTGGCCTTGCGCCAATCACGAACAGAGAGCCTTTAACCAGACCTTTCGGCGCCAGCAGTCTGTCGAGTGACGGGATTCCGGTACTCATTCCGCGCTGTTCGCCTGAAGGGTCAAAGCGTTTCTCCAGATCTGCTACCCAGTCATCCATAACCTCGCCGAAAGACCTCAACCCCCGACGACTGCCGGTTTTTGAATGGTCTGCGAGCTGGGTGAAAATACCCTGAATGGCCTCGTACTTCTGCGTGGCGCTCATGCCGTTGCGGGAATACAGCAGCTCAGTAGCTTCGGTCAGTCGGCTGATGCCATAGCGCTCCATTGCGGCTTCGCGGACTGATGCAGCGTATGCCACGATGTTTGCAGCGCTCGGTGTGTTTTTTGCGATCTGCGCGATGTAGGCGAAACCGCCGATCTGCTCCGTAAGTCCTTTGCTTTCCAGAGAGTCGAAAAGCGTCAACCCATCGACTGGCTTGTTAGCTCGGAACATGTCACGTAATTCAGCAAAGACGATCTGATGAACCCGGATGTAAAACGACTCAGGTTTGAGCATTGCCAGCACTTTTTGAACACGCTCGCTGTTGTCATCGTCCAGCAGGAGTCCGCCGATGACGCTCTGCTCTGCTTCGACGTTGTGGGGTACGGTCAGGATTTCAGAGGTCATCACAGGCCCCCTCGCGCGTCTTGGCATACACATCCACGTTCAGGAAGTATTCGAGAGCCTTGCGGCGCCATGTGCGTCCCGTGCGCTGGTCTGGGCGGTTCTCCAGCATCCAGCGGCAGTTAGTGGCGATGTAGCTCAGATACGATTCCCAGTCGCTCAAGGTGAACTTATGGCCGTCGAGCTGCTGAGTTACTTTCCCGGCCTTCTGCCAGAAGGTGCGGATCAGAGCACGCCGCTTGTCAGTCAGTATCCTGATGCTCTGGGCTTCAGGCAGTACGCGATGGTAAACCTCGACTACCTGCTCACAGCTGAGAGAAGGTTTTTTCTGCTCTGGTTTTTCTGCTGCTGATGCACACTCTCTTACGTTAGTAAGAGAGTTATTTAATATATTGTTATCTGTGGACACTGGCTGGACATCGGCTGGACACACATCCTCCACAGGCATTGGTACTACTGCGTTTGCGCTGGACACTGGCTGGACATCGGCTGGACAAAAATTTGACTGATATTCGTCATATTTGACCACTTTTAGAACAGTAAAACGGTTGTTCGATTTGGTGGTGATCATGCCCAGATTCTGGAATTTACGGAGCAGTGATTTAACGCGATCAGCGGTCAAACCCGTTTCCATTGCCAGCGTGTTACGCCCGGTGATGAACTCGCCGCGCTCGCAGATCACATCGCCAACATCAGTCGATACCAGTGTCTGTTCGTGATTAGCGCGCAGGAGCAGGTGAACCCATAAATGAGCCGCCTCAGCGTCCTTGTAGAACGGCACATCCATAATTTTACGGTGCAGCAAGGCAAACCCCTTACCGTCATTCGTGCGCGGTTTCTGGAGCCTTCTGGCCTCTCTGGCTTCGGCTAAATTAGATACGTTACCCACGGCCACTCTCCTTACGTTTCAGTTCTTCCAGGATGGCGCGCATCTTCTCTGCCACAATCGGGTTAACCGAGCGGATGAAGCGGTCGCGGGTTATGTTTTTATGTACAGCGGTATGGTAATAGCGTGGATTTTTTGCCATTATTCCTCCTGCAATGAGTGCACACGATTTGCATCTGAAGGCCAGTTCTGTTGACGCAGACTGGCTTTCGCCATTTTTGATACTTCCCATCACATAACTCCCGGCGCCATAGCGGCCAGACTTGTCACCACCGCGGCGATTGATTCAGTGGGCAGAAAGCGCAGAAGTGCTTCAGCAGCTTCTCTCACCTCTTTCTCAAGGCGTTGTATCGGCTGACCAAGTAACTTCGCCTGATGCGCTTCAGTGCACTCTTTCATGGCCTCGGCTATCAGTTCGGCCTCAGTCTTTGCGACCAGACCGAACTCTCTCGCCACTTTCTCGTTATCCCGCGCCATCACGTCGATAATGACGGGGATCAGTAGCATCAACCCCTTGTCGTTCTTCGGGCCCGGATCGTTAATCATCCGGAAGAAGTTCTGCTTCGTGTTGTGTTCAGAACCTGCCAGTAACAACCCCTTCCCGCCGCGCGCCAGCCACTCTTTGGCTACCAACTGCGAAATGTGGATCTGAGCCTTCCCAGGCGTTGCCTTCTGCCAGGCGCGAACAGCTTCGCGAATACGAGTGAGCTTACTGGTATTTCGCGGAACGCTTTGATTTATCGAAATCATCGGACTCGCCATGAATCCGGTATTGTGTTGATACGCAAGTGAATGCATTGCTTTCCCTTTCGTTGTTAGGGCCGCCGGTTAGGCGGCGTTATTGTCGGCCGGTGACGGGAACAGCGTCGGCAAATCAGGGCGAATCTGGTAGGCCTGAATCTCGCCACCAGTTGCTTTTACGATGCTGTTCACATGCTCCGGAGAAACCCTCGCTTTGTTGTGTAGCCACTTGTAAACCGCCTGCTGCGACACTGCGCACGCTTCACCAAGGGCTTTTTGTGACCCGACGATGGTGATAGCGGTTTTAATGGTTGGGTTCATAACAACCTCCATAGTGAATATAAACGAAGAATAAAACTATGGTTGTATTTAGTCAACAACCATTTTCGTTTGATGGAATAAAACCACGGTTGTACATTTAACCTTATGAAAACGACACTTGCTGGAAGACTGAAAGAAGCACGCGCGGCACGAGGCCTGACACAAAAGGCGCTCGGGGATCTCGTGGGTGTTAGCCAGGCGGCTATTCAGAAAATTGAAACAGGAAAAGCCAGCCAGACCACCAAGCTTGTGGAAATTGCTAACGCGCTCGGGGTAATGCCTGATTGGCTCAGCTCTGGAGAAGGGGCGATGCTTAATGACGGAAAGCAATCAGGGGCAGCTTTATTAACTAATGCAGCTTCGGACGTATTCCGCGTAGACGTTCTCGACCTCACTGTTAGTGCGGGACCGGGATCATTCATGATTTCTGAGTTTGTAGAAGTTCTGCATGCTATTGAGTTCACAAATGAGCATGCCCGCGCCCTCTTCGGCAATCGCGCACAGCATGATGTGAAGGTGATGACTGTAGACGGTGACAGTATGTGTCCAACGATTCAGTCTGGTGATCGCCTATTCTTCGATGTGTCAGTGAGGAACTTCAAGGTTGACGGAGTATACGCATTTGTCTTTGGGCAGCACTTCCATGTTAAGCGTCTGCAAATGCAGGGCCTGCAATTAGCCGTGCTTTCAGATAACCCGGCTTACAAAGACTGGTATGTAACAGAAGAGAATCAGGACCAGCTCTACATCATGGGAAAAGCGCTGATCCATGAATCGATAGCTTACAACAAACTGTAGCAGTGGCCTGATGAGGTGTTTGGGTGATAAGAGAATATCTGATAGTAGGCGTGGTTACTTTGCTCTCGGTTGTTGCGATCGTGCTTATGGTGGCCTGATGAGACTTTTGGATAGAGACGAAGCTGCGGCTGGTTTAAGTTCCTTTCTGCGGAATTAAGATTATGATTTATGAAAAGGTTTTATTTGTTTATACCACTTTATTGCAGGAAGGAATGGCGGCTGCCGGTTTTAACACTCCAAACGTGGTTCTTTTTGATGTTGACCCACTTAAGATCTATTCATTAGTCGTAACCTGCGGATTTTTAACAGATACATCTAAAATTTACTGGAACGAGATTGACGTAACCTTTAATGATAAATCTGTCATTGATCCTGCATTCGATGGTGAAAGTACTTTCAACGTATTAGGTAGTGGATATCCAAACAAAGACCACTACTCCTCCGTTTCTTCTTTCTACCTGAAAGGCATAAGGTTAACGAACCCAGGTTTATACACTGCGAAGGTTTCCCTCTATGACAGCGGGGCAGACGGGAAAAAGGGAAATCTAATTGATGTTAAGGAAAGTCACTTTATCGTAGCGGGGGATTTTGAGTAGATGGGAGAGCTTTTTAAATTAAACAGGCCTAACCTTGAAAACAAAAATTATGCACCTCATAATACTGAGCATGGTAGCGGCAGTGGCGGAGGTGACGATATGCTTCAGAGAGTGAAAGAGCTTGAAACAAAAGTCGCAACCCTTGTAACCGATGTTGCAATCATCAAAGACAAGCTAGCCTCAAAAGAAGATATTCAGTCAGTAAAGACAGAGCTACATAAAGAGTTGAATGCTCAAACATGGAAAATCATTACAGCTCTAGTCATAACTGTGCTTATAGCTGTCTTTTCTAAATACTTTATCAAATGACCCGGGCGCCAGGCCGGGTTTTAATGCTTACTTCACAGCCTTACTACCTTTCCGCACCAACTCCGCCGCATCCCTGTTAGCCCCCTTACCTATCACGTTTCCCGTTTCCTTCCGGTACCGTTCCAGCTTGTCGATGATGTTTTGCTGGGTCATAGGTAAATCTGCCAGTGACAACTCCATGACCGCCCGCCCCATGGCGTGAACCATCATGTTCACTCTTTCTTCATCCAAGTCCATTACCCACTCCTTTTTGATGTTTTTTCAAACATACCATCATCGGAGCTAAAAATAAATTTCGTTTAAAAACAACCAAATAAAACCACATTAATCATTAATACAACTATTGTTGTTGACGATAAAACAACTATGGTTTTTAATAAGCCCATCGAAACGAAACATCGACAGCTGAGCGAAGTTAGCCAGCGGCGAAGTGGAGATTCGGTCAGTCGAACGGCGCGACAGTAAACCATGCGTCGGACCATAGGCGGGCTCAGGAAGAGCGGCAATTATGGCAAAGCGATTTACCAGCAGCTCTTTGCGAGGGGCTGACGGCAAATCTACTCCACTTATTTGAGGTGATGGTGATGGATATAAAAAACGATGAAGTAGCGATGTTTAAAAGCAACAATGGCGTAATTTTAGCAGCTGACGCAGCTTATGCTGCTGCTGAAGAAGCGGTTAAAGGGGCATCAGATGACCACTGGTATCGGCAGAATTTGATAAAGGCAGCACTGGAGACTGCCCTGGCATCAGTTATCGTTTTATAGCGATCCCAAAAGGCGTAGGTGCTTCTGCTTTGTACTTTTCCTTTGCTGCTTCACGACAGGCAGGAAGCAAATCAGCAATGCGCTCAATTAAAGCTTCTGGCGTGTTGGCGGATGGGTCTTTTACTGCAAGCGCCAGCGCTAAATCATATGCCACTGATTCCTCAGTTCTCTTTCCTGCAAATACATTCATGGACATAAAGAAATCCTTTTATTGACTGTGGAATATCCAGTCTACGGCATTCCTTTGACTGTGGAAAGTGAAGGAAATCACGCGCCGGGCGTGGCTAAACATCCCGGCACTCATTCAAGTTGAGGCTGCCAGGTAGGCGGCCTTTTTCATACCTGGAGTTATTTACGAGTGACTCAAGTTATGACAATCGGCGGCCATCCACCGCCCATTGAAACACTGAATAAATGCGTTGAAGTCTTGTATTAACCGTTCCGTTCGCCGCGATAAGGCCAAGAGGATTTATGAGCAATAAAGAATACGAACAGGCGTTTCCAACCCGCGATGATAATTACGACTCCAAATACTCTGGCCCGGGCATGACGCTGCGTGACTACTTTGCGGCTAAGGCTATGCAGGGAATCATCAGCAGCGAATGCAACTATGGAGCGTTTAGTGATTTAGCAAGCGATGCATACAGCATTGCCGACGCAATGCTCCGCGCCCGGGAGGCATCATGACAGTCACCCACAACGGCAAGCAGTACACCGCCAAAAAGCTCAACGATAACGAGTGGCAGCTGACGTCGGTATCTAACCCGCGTGAAAAGCTGACGATGAACCGCTGGCATATGAAGCTGGCTGGCCTCCTGGAACAGGTTGAGGTGAAGGCATGATCAACCACTACGGCACCACCCCGCTCATTCGCCAGTGCGTCACGCCCGGCATGATGGCATTGCATGAAGGCCGCACATATCGCGTCTCAGCAGTCATTCAGGAGCGCAAATGGGTATACCTGCACACTGACGCAGAAATAATCCGACTCAGTGACTGCGTGATTGACGTCCTTCTTGACGGTCACGGCAACCCTATCCAGCACTAACCACCCTATTCAACCGTTCGGCCTGGCATTACGCGGGCGGGATCTGCACATCCAAATTTCAGGAGAAACTATGAGCGAAGTAACGGATTTAGTCGTCATTGAGAAACAGAACGCAATGGCGGTATTCACCACCAAAGAGCAGCTCGACCCGATTATTGAGGCGATCGAGAAAGAAGCTCGCAGCCTGGTGCCGGATGTGTCGACCCGCAAAGGCCGCGACGCTATCGCATCCATGGCGCACAAGGTTGCCCGTTCCAAAACTTACATCGACAACGCCGGTAAGGACCTGGTTGCTGAGCTTAAAGCCCTGCCGAAGCAGATCGACGAAAGCCGGCGCATTGTGCGTGAGCGGCTGGACGCGCTGAAGGATGAAGTGCGCAAACCTCTCACTGAATGGGAAAACGCCGAGTCGGCAAGAAAGGACGCATTGCAGCAGCGGCTTGCTGATTTGCGATCCCTGGCTGATGTGATTGATGGCGTGGGTAGCTATCTGCCGTCAGTTGAAATTCAGCAGCGCATTGAGTCAGCAAAAGCCGTTGCACTTGATGAAAGCTGGCAGGAAGCAGCAGCTGAAGCTGGCGTGGCTAAAGACGCCACCATCCAACAACTCGAATCTGCCCTAATCGTCGCAAAACAGCGTGAGCATGAAGCTGCAGAGCTTGAGCGCCTTCGTAAAGAAGCGGAAGAAAAAGCTCGACTGGAACGTGAGGAAAATATTCGACGGGAAGCAGCTGAACGGGCCCGCCGAGATGCCGAAGCGAAGCACAAAGCGGAGATTGAAGCCGCAGCGCGCCGTGAAGCTGAAGAGAAAGCACGTGCAGAGCTGGCTGAACGCCAGCGCATTGAAGCGGAACAGCGTGCGGAACGCGAGAAGCAGGAAGCAGAAGAGCGTGCACGACGCGAAAAAGAAGAAGCCGTTGCCGCCGAGCGCCGCCGCCTGGAAGAGGCAGAAGCCGCCCGTCTGGCCGAAGAGCAGCGCAAAGCTGAAGAAGAAGCCCGCCGCGCCGCAGACAAAGAGCACCGCCGCACCGTCAATCGTCGTGTCTACGCAGATCTGATTGCTCAGGGCATCCCAGAAGAATACGCACAGAAAGCAGTGCTGGCGATCGCTGGCGGCAAAGTGCAGGACGCGCACATCAAATATTGAGGCAACCATGAACGCATACCTCACTTACGACCGTATCGAAGACCGGCGCTGGGCTGAACAGCAGCTCATCGACGAGAAAGAGAAGTGGATCGACGACCGGGCGAAAGAGCTGATCGCCATGTTCCCGAAATATGCTCTGCAAATGAGTAGCCTGTTTCTCCCAAAAGAAGCGCAAATGGCACTAGTCGGTGAAAAGGCAGAGGAAGCCTATAACGACTATGTCACACGCATCTGTTACGACCGCGCCGAAGAAGAGTGGGATCGCCTTCATCCAACCTGCCCGTTTTAATTTTTGAGGGGATTAACGATGGCAAACGAATTAACAATCACGGCGAGTGCGCTGGCGGAAAAAGGTATCGACGTCGCTACCTGGAGCGCGCTGAAGAACAGTATCTATCCTGGCGCCAAAGACGAATCGGTAATGATGGCGCTCGATTACTGCCGTGCCCGCCAGTTGGATCCGTTGCTGAAGCCTGTTCACCTCGTGCCGATGAGCGTCAAAGACTCAAGAACGGGTAAAAGCGAATGGCGTGACGTGGTAATGCCGGGCATCGGGCTTTACCGCATTCAGGCGGACCGCTCAGGTGATTATGCCGGTGCCAGCGAACCAGAGTTCGGGCCAGACACGACTCAGATGCTCTCTGGTGTCGAAGTAACTTTCCCTCAGTGGTGCAAATACACCGTCTACAAGCGCATGCCCAGCGGCGAGATCGTCGAGTTCAGCGCCAAAGAATACTGGATTGAAAACTATGCCACCGGCGGTCGCGACACCACGGCGCCGAATGCAATGTGGAAAAAGCGCCCATACGGCCAGCTGGCGAAATGCGCAGAAGCCCAGGCGTTGCGTAAAGCATGGCCTGAGATTGGACAGCAGCCTACCGCCGAAGAAATGGAAGGTAAATCACTGGACGTAGATATCCGTGACGTCACGCCGCGCAACACCACTGAAGCACTTCCACCAGCAGCAAGCGAAGAAACGCTGCAGGCGATAACCGATCTCTTAACGACCCTGGATAAAGACTGGGAGAAAGACTTCCTCCCTTTGTGCAGCGACATCTTCAAACGGCCAATTCTTGAGGCGTCAGACCTCACTGAAGAAGAGGCACAGAAAGGGTTCAACTTCCTTCAGAAAAAAGCTAAGGCGGCAGCATGACACCCGAAATTATCCTGTCCCGGACTGGCATTGACGTAACCACGATCCAACAGGGCGATGAGGCGTGGCACCGGCTGCGCCTCGGCGTTATCACAGCCTCCGAAGTGCACAACGTCATTTCCAAGCCGCGCTCTGGAACCAAATGGACGGGCATGAAGATGTCCTACTTCCACACCCTACTCGCCGAGGTTTGCACCGGCGTCGCGCCAGAGGTTAACGCCAAGGCGCTGGCCTGGGGAAAACAGTACGAGGAAGACGCCCGCACCCTCTTCGAGTTCACCACCGACGTGAAAGTCACGGAGTCTCCGATCCTGTTCAGTGACGAGAGCATGCGCACCGCGTGCTCCCCTGACGGCCTTTGCAGTAACAATTTCGGCCTTGAGCTGAAATGCCCGTTCACCTCCCGCGACTTCATGAAATTCCGCCTCGGCGGTTTTGAAGCCATCAAGTCAGAGTACATGGCTCAGGTGCAGTACAGCATGTGGGTTACCGGAAAAGACGCCTGGTTCTTTGCAAACTACGACCCGCGCATGAAGCGCGAAGGTATTCACCACGTCGTCGTTGAGCGGGATCCGCAATACATGACCGATTTCAACGAAATGGTGCCTGAGTTCATCGAGAAGATGGACGAGGCGCTGGCGGAGATCGGATTCACGTTCGGGGAACAGTGGAAATGAAACGCACGCCCTTCTACCGCAGGCCCGGGCGAACCGGGCAATTCTCCGGCCTTCGTGAGCGCGTTATCTGGATGATTCAAACGCGTGGCCGCCCGGTCACCGGCAGCGAAATCGCTGAGAAGTTTGGCGTAACGCTCATCGAGTTTAACCGGGTTGCCAACGGTATTACACGCGGCGCCGGACAGATAGCGCAGATCGTTGAGTCGGAGAAATGGCTCAACGAGGACGGCATCTGCGACCGTACATTCGAGCTGGCAACGAAGCCAAAGGTCATAACGCCGCAAGGAAAATCGCGCCTGTTCACCCGGCGCGCTATAGAGCAATCGCAGGAAGGCAGACGGCAGGAGTGCATAGCGCGTGCCGCGCGCCGTAGCCGCCTAATTGCTCAGGGCCTCTACATCGACGAAATGGAGTCAGTGCTATGAAAGCGTGGTCACTCGAAGAGCTTGCGCTGCTGTGGCGGCACTCAAACGCTGAAGTCGCAGAGATTACCGGCCGCAGCATTGAAGAGGTCGGAGATAAGCGGCTGCAAACCAATATTGAGCGTAATTGCTGGGATGTTAACGATCCGGAGCGTGCATCATGAAATACGGAAGCGTGTGCAGCGGTATCGAAGCTGCCAGCAAAGCGTGGGAACCTCTCGGCTGGAAACCTGCCTGGTTCTCTGAAATCGAACCATTCCCATCCGCAGTCCTCGCCCATCACTGGCCGGAAGTAACCAACCTCGGCGACATGACCAAAATCGCCGATGCGGTACGCGCTGGTGAAGTTGAAGCGCCTGATGTTCTGGTCGGTGGTACGCCTTGCCAGGCATTCAGCATCGCCGGCTTACGTGAAGGCCTGTCTGACGACCGAGGCCAGTTAACCCTCTCTTACGTGGAATTAGCCAATGCAATCGACGCAAAGCGCCGCGAACGCGGTGAGCCAGAAGCAATCATCGTCTGGGAAAACGTCCCCGGCGTGCTCAGCAGCAAAGACAATGCCTTCGGGTGCTTTCTGGCAGGACTTGCCGGAGAAAGCAGTGAATTGCAGCCAGCAGGGGGAAAATGGACGCACGCAGGTTGTGTGTCTGGACCAGAAAGGGTTATCGCCTGGCGTGTCCTTGATGCTCAATTTTTCGGAGTGGCCCAACGACGCCGCCGTGTGTTCGTTGTCGCAAGTGCTCGAAAAGGATTCGATCCCGCAGCGGTACTTTTTGAGCTCGACAGCGTGCGCCGGGATTCTGCGCCGCGCCGAGAAACGCAAAAGGCTGTTGCCGCCCTTACTGCACGAGGCGTTGGAACGTGTGGCGCTGACGACAATCAGGCACAAGCAGGACACCTGATAGCTGAGTGCGCTAATGGTGACGTTAGCCACACATTAAAGGGTGAAGGGTTTGATGGCAGTGAGGACGGAACCGGGAGAGGTGTCCCAGTTGTGGCTTTCGGCGGCGGAAATACCAGTGGAAACATCGATGTTGCAGCCTGCCTGACAGCGAAAGGACAGAGAATAGACTTTGAAGTGGAAACTTTCGCAGTGCACGGCACGCAGGATCCTGACACCAACCGAGAACTGGCGCACACTCTTGGACGCAACAACGGACAGGAAAACGCGATAGTTACTGAACCATTCACATTGGCAATCCGTGGGCGATCAGAAGGAAGTACGGTCGAAGTGAGAAATGACGGCACAGCCAACGCGCTGTTGACGCCGAATGGCGGCCGTGCAGGCATGGGTGTAGGGGCTATCGGGTGGGGTATGCAGGTTCGCCGCCTAACACCGATTGAGTGTGAGCGCCTTCAGGGCTTTCCTGACAATCACACTCTGATCGGCTGGCGCGGAAAGGATGCTGATGAATGTCCGGACGGGCCACGCTATAAAGCCATCGGCAATAGCATGGCAGTACCGGTAATGCGCTGGATTGGTGAGCGCATCGCCGCCGCGCTGCCAGCAGAGAAGTTGAGTGGTGATTATGGCGGAAGTAAAACACCGCTCGACCAGCGCGACCTCTGGCGCACTCCGCCAGCCCTCTTCGCTTCCCTTGATGCTGAGTTCTGCTTCCAGCTTGATGCCGCAGCCGCACCGCATAACGCGCTGTGCCGGAAGTTCATCACCGCCGAGCAGAACACGCTGGAAATGCCCTGGGCTGATTACCTGAGTATTCCCGGCTACGTCTGGCTGAACCCACCTTACAGCGACATTACGCCGTTCGTTAAGAAGGCCTCTGCCGAGAGCACCAATCAGATCGGCACGGTCATGCTGGTTCCGGCAGACACATCGGTTGGCTGGTTCAAGGAAGCGATACAGACCGCCAGCGAGGTTCGTCTCATCACCGCCGGGCGGCTGGCATTTATCAACCCGGTCACCGGAAAACCAGTATCAGGAAATAACAAAGGGTCGATGCTCATCATCTGGCGACCGTACCCGCGTACACACTGCCACTTCGCAACTGTGGACCGGGACGAGCTGATGGCTTTCGGGGCGAAACTTCTCGCCCGCCGGGAGGCCGCATGACGCCAGCAAATGAAAACGCCATCCGCGCAGCCTGCCGCCGCTGCACCGAGGAAATCCAGCAGGCCATGCGCAAGAAGCCAAAGCCTAACTGGAACGAAACGGTGCCTCCCATCATCAACAAGCATCACAAGAAAATTGAAGCTCTTGGAGTTGGCCTCCTGGAGTTCGTCGTCAAAACTGGCCGCCTTAACGGGCGGTTTGGAGCCGAACAATGACAACAGAATTTAAAGCCCTACCCGTCGAACGCGACCAATACGGTTACTGGACTCACCCGCTTTACGATGAATTTTGCGATGGCCGCGAATCCATATCGCCCATTGAGTTCAACGCATGGCTGGAGAAGAACGGCCTCGAGTGGAAAGTGGAGTACCGCGATGAGGATGACGTCGATCCCGATGTGGACGGTTATGACATCTCAGCGTGGCAGCCCGAACCCCCAGCCGGTGATGGTTGGTTTGTCGGTTCAATTCACGATACTGAAGATGGGGCGGTCTGCATCTGGCTGCGGCACGCTGGCGGTGCGGCATGAAAAGAGCCTCACCAGTTGATTTGAGGAAAAGCCTCGAAATTGCCAACCACCTGGCGCACATCGGGATTCGCTTTGTGCCGATCCCGGTGGCGACCGAGGAAGAATTCCAGACGCTGGCCACCGAGCTATCTCGACGGCTTGAAAATATGGCGGTCGAAGCCGAAAAGAATGAAGGCGGTGCCGCATGAAGGCACTAATCACCCGGGAGCTTAAAGCTCCCTTTTTATTGCTGGCGTTCACCTTCAACCGAATTAACCGACAGTTCCGGGAGCACTGATTATGGCTCGCCACAAATTCACTAATCGCAAAGCTCGCATTGAAAAGAAGTTCAGCAAAACGGCAATGGACCTTCTTATTCAGCTAAGGCCACGCAGCATCAACCGGGAAGATTTCAGTCTGGAATATGATGATTTCAAAGGGCGTCACGGCACCGTCTACCACGACGAATGGCATCTATGGGATTCGCCGGATTACTGGACTGGTGAGTGCGATAGCTACGATGCCTTTTTCGTTCTCCATGACAACTTGATTACTCAGACTCACGACTTTGAAGGCGAGATGGACGCACGGAATGAGGCTGGCTGGGACGCGGAAATCGATATCGCTCAATTCTGCTCACCATGGCGGTTAGGTAACGTGACTCGCGCTCAAATCATCAGACACTGCCGGAAGCTTGTATCTGCTGGCATAAGTTGGGACGCATAACATGGCAGATTTTGCAGACGACGCATCAGCCGTCGAAGAGTTGCAGCGTGATGCTGCGTTGAGTGCTCACCGGATTAACCGTGATGCGGTATCGGCAACGCACTGTAGTGATTGCGGTGAGAATATCCCGGAGTTGCGCCGGGTGAAGGTGCCGGGATGCCAGCGATGCGCCAGTTGCCAGCAGGATGAAGAATTACGCATGAAGCATGGGAGGCGATGATGGATTACTCAGGTTTGCACGACGCTGAAATCAACATGAAGGTGTGCGCTGCTCTCGGCCTTGGCCTTAGCAGTTATGCGCGGATTATCCGCCAGGGTGACGCTTCGATCCTTCTTGATGACAATAAAACTCTGGTCGACTACTGCAACAACCCGGCGGACGCATGGCCGATTATCTTTTCTAACAGGATAGGCATTGTTCCGGGAACAGCTACTGACAAGTGGGCGGCGCATCATGGCGACTGGAATATTGCCACCGCTGATGCCAACCCGCTTCGTGCAGCGATGACCGTATTCCTCCTTATGCAGGAGTCAGCCAATGTTCAGGATAATCCAGCCTAATACGTGGTATGCCGATTTGTTTGGCTCACCATGCAAAATCTTCCGCGCCACTCATGAAGTCGTCCACTACACCCGAAAGGGTCGCCGCGGCATCGCCAGCATGATGCGCTTTCAAAACGAATTTGAGCCACTGACCAAAGCAGAGGCTGAGCGTATCGAAGAAGAAATCGAAACAGCAGATCACATTAAACGGCTGCGCGCTATGCGTGCGGCATGAGGAGAGATTATGCGCATCACCATGACGGTTAGCTCAACGCTGGATATTGAGAGCGCCATAACCGCCCTGCGCAAGTTCATCAGCGAGAAGAAGCCAGATGATGGTACGAGAGATGTGTGGGGAATCGGCATTACCGGCGGTACCTACTTTGAAGTGGGAGTTAAGCCGAATGGCAATTACACGGTTAAGCAGCAGTATTGAGGAGAGATATGAGCACTATTCAGGATATTCGCAACCAACTGGCAACCATAGCTACAGAGGCGCACAAGGTGGCGTGCTCTCTGGATGTTGGTGATGAGCGCACCGAAGCATTTGAACTATACGAGGCATTACGGCGACTTCAGCGTCATGGCGCTGCAACCGACATGCTTGCCGCTACCAATCCATTGCTATCTCACTGCTGTGAAGATGACGATGAAGATTGGTGGGACGATGAAGACGACTAACGCAACTGATAGCTGATTCACTGAGTCGGCTATTGGGTACGAATGCACTGCCACGCTACCCCCCCCCCTTCAGCCCTCCATTGCGAGGGCTTCTTTTTGCCTGGAGAAAACCATGAGCGACATTATTCAGCTGGTACCGAATAAATGGGTCACAGAGGAACTTTTAACTGCGACAACTGGCATGTCAAAGCACATGATTCAGCATGCCCGCCGGTCAACCTGGATGGAGGGAAAGCATTATCGTCATGTTTCCCCTGATATGGCACCCAAGCAAAACAGCCCAATCATGTATAACCGCGATGAGATAAACCACTGGATCGAGCACCAAAGCCCAGCGAAACGCCGGAGAATATCTGCTTAAATGTCCTTTGGCACATCAAACGAGGAATGATTATGGCAGTATACCCAACAGGCGTAGAGGTTCATGGCGAATCGTTACGCATATGGTTCATATATCAGGGGAAGCGTGTCAGGGAAAATCTCGGCGTTCCTGACACGCCAAAAAACAGGAAAATGGCAGGAGAACTTCGGGCTTCAGTCTGCTTTGCGATAAAGACAGGCACATTCAATTATGCCTCGCAATTCCCTGATTCATCGAACGCAGAGAAATTCAGCACTGTCAGAAAGCAAATCTCACTACTTGAACTGAAATCGAAATGGCTTGGGCTTAAGGAGATGGAGCTTAGCCTCGGGACGTTGAGGCGTTACGATTGCCACCTCACAACCACTATCGAAACAATTGGTGAGCACAGGTATATCGGCAGCCTGAACACTGAAGATATCCTTAGTGCCAGGAAGGAGCTACTGAACGGCTGGCAGAAGACCAGACATGGCCTAAATCATCCACCCAAAAAGGGAAGAAGCGTTCCTACAGTCAATAGCTATATGGCATGTCTTGGCGGGATGCTGGGCTTTGCTTTCAAAAGTGGCTACCTGAAAACCGATCTGATGGCAGGCATCACCCCACTTGCAAAAGAAAGGCCCGTTCCAGATCCTCTTACTTCTGATGAGTATCAGCGAGTGGTTGCGGCCTGCCCAACGCTACAGTTTCAGAATATGGTTATCTTTGCGGTAAATACAGGCGTCAGGCATGGCGAACTAAGCGCGTTAGCCTGGGAGGATGTGGATACCGTTAACTGGACTGTTACGGTGTCACGGAACTATTCCCTGAAGGGTAACTTCACCCTGCCAAAAACCAACGCCGGGATTCGAACCATACAGCTGACCCAGCCAGCAATTGATGCCCTCAAGGCGCAAATGCCACTGACCAGAATGATGGCATCCCACAAGGTAAGCGTCAGCCTACGGGAATACAAAAAAAAGAGAACCGATGAATGCACCTTTATATTCTCCCCGTCGATTACTTCAATGAACGGTAAGAAGACGATGTGCTACGTTCCCGGATCCATTAATTCAGCATGGCGCACTGCCCTGCGTCGTGCAGGCGTCCGGCAAAGACGGTCTTATGAAACAAGAAACACATATGCGTGCTGGGCACTGGTCGCCGGAGCGAACCCAAATTTCGTTGCGCACCAGATGGGACATTCGTCAGCGCAAATGCTATTCACGGTTTACGGCAAATGGATGACCGAGAATAACCATGACCAGGTGGGCATTTTGAACGCATCATTTACTCAAAATGCCCCACTGATGCCCCATAGAAAAACCGCATAACCTTAACTATCTGATTTAAAATATCAATTTCACTTCAATCATGATTCATCTGGATGAGTAAAGTCGGCTCCTTTGCGTTTAGCTTCCTGCCCGTGATGTTCTGTATCGCTATCCCGCTGGGCCTGGCGCGCGAGAACAAAGGCGTCGCGGCGTTTGCCGGGTTTGTGGGCTACGCCGTGATGAACCTCGCGGTTAACTTCTGGCTGACTGCAAAAGGCATTCTGCCGACCACCGACGCCGCCGTGCTGAAAGCCAACAACATTCAGAGCGTGATCGGTATCCAGTCTATTGATACCGGGATCCTCGGGGCAGTGATCGCGGGTGTGATTATCTGGATGCTGCACGAGCGCTTCCACAATATCCGCCTGCCGGATGCCCTGGCCTTCTTCGGCGGTACCCGCTTTGTGCCGATTGTTACCCTGGTCGTGATGGGTCTGTTCGGTTTAATCATTCCGCTGATCTGGCCGGTCTTTGCGATGGGCATCAACGGTATTGGCCGCATCATCAACGGCGCGGGAGATTTCGGTCCGATGATCTTCGGCACCGGCGAGCGTCTGCTTCTGCCATTTGGCCTGCAGCATATTCTGGTGGCCCTGATTCGCTTCACCGAAGCGGGCGGTACGATGGAGGTGTGCGGTCACGACGTGAGCGGCGCGCTGACCATCTTCCAGGCGCAGCTGAGCTGCCCGACCACCCACGGCTTCTCCGAAAGCGCCACCCGCTTCCTGTCCCAGGGTAAAATGCCTGCGTTCCTCGGCGGCCTGCCGGGTGCCGCGCTGGCGATGTACCACTGCGCGCGCCCGGAAAATCGTCATAAAATTAAAGGCCTGCTCATTTCCGGCGTGATCGCCTGCGTCGTGGGCGGTACCACCGAGCCAATCGAATTCCTGTTCCTGTTCGTCGCACCGGTGCTGTACCTCATCCACGCGGTGCTGACCGGTCTGGGCTTTACCGTGATGGCGGTGCTGGGCGTTACCATCGGCAACACCGACGGCAACGTGATCGACTTCGTGGTGTTCGGCATCCTGCACGGCCTGTCCACCAAGTGGTACCTGGTGCCGGTCGTGGCGGCTATCTGGTTCGCGGTGTACTACGGCATCTTCCGCTTCGCCATCACCCGCTTTAACCTGAAAACGCCTGGCCGCGATACCGATACGGCAAGCAGCGTTGAACAGGCGGTTGCCGGGACCGTGGGCAAGTCTGGCTATAACACCCCGGCCATTCTGGCGGCGCTGGGCGGTGCGGATAACATCACCTCTCTCGATAACTGCATTACCCGCCTGCGTCTGTCGGTGGCGGATATGTCAAAAGTGGATACCAACGCCCTGAAAGCCAACCGGGCCATCGGCGTGGTACAGTTAAATCAGCACAATTTGCAGGTGGTTATCGGCCCGCAGGTCCAGTCAGTGAAGGATGAGCTGGCAACCCTGATGCGAACAGTAGAAGCCTGA